TCAGGCCTCCTCAACGTCGTGATACTCTTCGCACGCCTGCAGCGTGTTCTGAATCAGGGTAGCGACGGTCATCGGGCCAACGCCGCCGGGAACCGGGGTGATGTAGGACGCGCGTTCGGCGGCATCTTCATACACCACGTCGCCGACCACTTTGCCGCTTTCCAGACGGTTGATGCCGACATCGACCACAATCGCCCCTTCTTTAATCCACTCGCCAGGAATAAAGCCCGGTTTGCCCACCGCGACGATCAGCAGGTCGGCGTTTTCGACATGATGGCGCAGGTTTTTTGTAAAGCGGTGGGTGACGGTGGTGGTGCAGCCGGCCAGCAGCAGCTCCATGCTCATCGGGCGACCGACGATATTGGAGGCGCCAATGACCACCGCATTGAGGCCGTAGGTGTCGATATTGTAGCGTTCCAGCAAGGTCACGATACCGCGTGGAGTGCACGGACGCAGGCGCGGCGCGCGCTGGCACAGGCGGCCAACGTTGTAAGGATGGAAGCCGTCGACGTCTTTATCCGGCGCGATGCGCTCGAGAACTTTGACGTTATCGATCCCTGCCGGCAGTGGCAGCTGAACCAGAATACCGTCGATGGTCTTATCGGCATTCAGAGTGTCGATAAGCTCCAGCAGCTCGGCTTCGCTGGTGGTTTCCGGGAGATCGTAAGAGCGGGAGACGAAGCCCACTTCTTCACATGCTTTGCGCTTGCTGCCGACATAAATCTGCGAGGCCGGGTTGCTGCCGACCAGCACGACGGCCAGCCCAGGGGCGCGTTTTCCGGCCGCAACGCGAGCCTTCACTTTTTCCGCAACCTCAGAGCGTACCTGCTGCGCAATCGTTTTACCGTCAATAATTTTTGCTGCCATCAGAGAGAGGATTCCATCTGTATCTTTACGAAAGGGGGATGAGGATATTTTGTCAGAAGCGGGCCTCGCTGTCAGTCCTCGTTTGCTGTTTTATCCTGTCTGAGGCTAATTTAGCCTGTTATGACCATGGTTATTACATGGTTATTGGTGCGTTGCGCCTGGCCACTGAGTCGATTTACGCGCGCATGAGCCCCAGCGGTATGCTTCTTGTACAGTTGGTGGGGGATATTTCGCCAGCGTCGTATAAGCCCGCAGTTTCCTGGCAAAATGGATTGACTCAACCGACGTGGACCGTATAATTCCAGGCGTTTCACTCCGCGAAGCACTCGCTTCTCAGGGCGCCCTTAGCTCAGCTGGATAGAGCAACGGCCTTCTAAGCCGTAGGTCACAGGTTCGAATCCTGTAGGGCGTGCCATTAAGAAACAGTCACTTACGCAAGTTTTAGTCCAACCTGATTTCCTCCTTGTGTCGTATTTGTGTCGCTAGCGCCAAAAATGGCGTCAATTTTCCGTGCGTGTTCGGTCAGGTGGTTCGGCGCCAGGTGAGCATAACGACGCACCATCTCGATGCTCTCCCATCCTCCCATTTCCTGCAGTACAGAAAGCGGGACGCCGGACTGGATCAGCCAACTCGCCCAGGTGTGCCGGAGGTCGTGAAAACGGAAATCCTCGACCCCCGCTTTTTTCAACCCGGCGCGCCAGGCGTTATTGTCATCCACGCGCATTTTTCTAACCGCGGGCGTCAGCGTTCCATCAGGGCGATGCTTTGCCGTCGTGTGAACAAACACCCATCGGGAATGCTTCCCTATCTGATCCCTTAATACCCTGCATGCGGTATCATTCAGAGCTACGCCAATCGCCTTGCCCGCTTTTGCGTTCTCCGGATTTACCCATGCAACCTTTCTCTGCATATCGACCTGCTGCCACTCAAGCCCGATGATGTTTGAGCGGCGCAGGCCGGTTGCCAGTGCAAATATCACCACTGGCTTAATACTCTCCGGCATGCACTCGATCAACCGCTCAGCTTCTTCTCTGGTCAGCCACCTTATCCGCTTACTGATCGGCTTGCGGGTTTTGATAACAGGAGCTGTTTTTATCCAGCCCCAGTCATTCGCCGCGGCCCTGAGAAGGGATCGAATGAAGGAAAGGTGTTGCGCCTTCGTCGCCTGCGAAACCTGCCGTGGTTTGTACTCCGGAACAGGCTTACCCTTCCTCAGCGCGGCATCACGCTTACTCTCCCACACCTGCAGGTGTTTACGGTTGATCATCCCATTAACGGCTTCGTGAACTTCCTCCGCCGTTATCTTTGAGACATCACGGCCGGAAAAATGCTGCAGCCAAAACTCAATTTTGGTTTTGTCATCATCCAGCGATCGCTTATGGTCCTTTTCCCGCAACCACCGGATACAGCATTCTTCGAAGGTTCTGACGGGCAGATCTCCGATCTGATCAACCCGCCACGCTTCCGCCTTCAGCTTGTCGTGGAGCTCCTGAGCCTGCTTTTTGTCCCCCGTGCCAAGAGATCGCCTAACTCTTTTTCCTGACGGCGTAAAGAAATGACAGTGCCACACGCCGCCCCTGAGGGTGATTGACATAAAACTTCTCCTTTATGTTCACCCGCGTTCGCGATGACAGGATCGCGCGGGGTTTTCAAATATGCAATACACGCCGCCTCAGTAGTTCTGTACTTGTTGCCGACCTTGCGGCCGGCGAGCTCCCCAGAATCAATCAGGCGGTAGATCACCCGCGCCGACACGATGAGCAAATCGGCGGCCTGCTGTGCTGTTATCGGTCTATCAGACGCCATATTCCCTCCCGGTTATGCCGCCCGCTGTGAGCGCAGTTTCTTAATGTGTTCGCTCTGCTCCAGATCTGCCTTTATCTGCTGGGCCTCTTCGTGAGAGAGCGGCTCGAAATCATTATTAAAGCGGTCTATGCTTGCTGTGTTGATCCGCCCCTGGCGCCAGTAGCGAACCACCTTAGCGTCACTGCCGGCGACAATTACCGGCCATCCGTGGCAATCAGCAAAGACCTGGCCTCTCTGAATTAACTTGAACATCACGGCCTCCGATGCTTACCGCGTAATTCCTCTTCTTCTTGGCAATCAGCGCAGCGCTGACAACCCGCCACCAGTTCCCGGCGCCGCTCGGGTATCTCTTCCCCGCAGTCGCGGCAGTGAGTAGCCGATACCGCCGCATGGTTGATGCGCATGTTCTGGATGGTCATTTCCAGCCGGCGCTCTGCCAGCTCGTTGGCCTGATCGATGATTTCTGCGCTCATACTTCACCGCCTTTTGTCCGGGAAATAACTTCTTTGGCAGCCTCTAATCGACCCCACGTAGAGTTAGGTTTATCTGGTTGTGGGTAGGTATGTTTGCTAACGATATCGGTCATTTCTTCGAGTGCTGCCAGCAGCTCGTCGCGCTGCCCGGCGACTTTCGCATGCTCAAGCGCAGCGTTTTCCAGCTGCGATTTGTGCTTCTTGTAAGCCTCGTATGCGTGCCAGCTCTGGCCTTTTCGAACGCTCTCGCTGATTTCCGCTACCTGCTCAGGAGTTAGCACCGTCAGAGGTTGAGCCGGGTAGATCATCACCTGTCCCGCATCCCAGTCGAAGCCTGCGTGAATAGCCTCGACCTCGACGGATGGCGACGGCCCGATGCTGCCAGGTGAGTGGACGACGATGGTAATCTCCGGGTCGCGACGCTGCGTAGTTGTGTTTGACCAGATGCGGGCTACCAACTCAGTGAATTTGGAGAATTTCATGCTGCACCTGCCTTGTCTTCATCCATTTTCCAGGCCGTGGCAAGAGCGCTAGTCACCTGGTGGAAGCTATGTTTTACTGCCACCTTCCCGTGGTCGCCGGTTGGCGAAACCAGTTCGATTGTGGTCAGCTCTCCGCCGCTTTCAGCGTCTGGGTAAAACTGCGCGACGTCGTTGGTTTCGACGATCACAGACCCGGATGGGGTATACATTTTCAGCTTCATGACTCCACTCCATACCGCCCGTTCATGCGGCCAATGCTGCTGACGAATGCCGTAAGGCTGATGCCCATTGGCTTAATTTTTTCGTGGTGCTTTTTGAGGATCGGCGGTACAACCTCATTCCATTTCGGTTTTGGCTTGGCCTTCAGGGCGCGGCGGATTTCATCAACGCATTGGCGCCCCTGATTGCGCATAACGTTTTCTATTTCTGGCGTCATGCTGCCTCCGTCTTCACAACGTCAATGGCGCAGCCGGGTATCAGCTCAACGGAAGCGGTGGCGCACTGGTTGCCCCAGTGACTCCAGCCTGGCGCCGCGCTGCGACTGAAAAGTTCAATCCGCGGCACGTCGCCGTAGAGCAACTCCAGGCGGTGGCGAACTTCCCACGGTTTCTCGCTGTGCGCGCCGAGCGGGCTGTAGACCACCTGCTTAATGCCGGCGTGCTTGCGCTCCAGCCCGGCGCCGCGGGTGGCGATCAGCACGTCTTCCGTGTTGGCGCGGGTGTGGTTGCCACCGTTCATGCGTGTCTCGGCATTAAGCAGGGCGAGGAAGTCGTAAAAATCGGTCACATCGCCCTCTGCCAGAGCCTTGGTAATGCGCATCGGCCAACTGGTTCAACTTCACCCAGGTGAAGCCCTTCATCGTGCGCACCGTAAATCCCCAGGCCTCGGCCAGCTCGATCGCCTCCTGGTTGTGGGTGCCGGTGTACCACATCGCCAATACGGCGTTATCCGCGGCGAGCTCCCATACCGGGAGCCGCTTCAAATCGAGCAAGCTCATGGTGGGGTAGTGATCGACGGCGGCGCCGTTGCTGATCGTGTTACCGTAAGACCAGGCCGGGTCGGCATAGATAAGTGAGTAGCGGTTCATAGGACTGACTCCATTTCATCGATATAGAGGCCCGATGCGATAAGCCGGCGGCGCCGGGCCGCTTTATCAATACATTTCTGGCGGTTTCCAGAGGCGGCCTGAGCTATCGAGCGCTTAGTGAACAGGCGCGTTTTACCCTGCGGGGTAATGACCTTTGGCCTTGTGATCAGGTCAAAGGTGCGATCGCAGATGCCGTCCTCGTTGAGCCAGGTTTCAGATGCGACCAGCTGCGCAATGCGGCCTTCTCCCTTGGTTATGCCGTTCGCAACGCGGTTAAATTCGACAAGCGTCACGCCGAACTTCTCCGCTATTTCGCTGCCGGTAACAGGGCGGCCGCGCGTCTGAATCATCCAGATCACGCGCTCGCGAAGGCCGGAGAATTTCCCTGCTTTGCCGGGCCTGCGGTAAAATGGAGTGCGTTTCATTTCCACTGCTCCCCGAAGGTAAAGCCGATCTCCGCCAGCGATTCATCCATCTTGCTGATGAACTCCGGCACCATTTCGTTGAAGTCGGACATGTATTTTTCGTCGCGCTCAACAACGACATGGTGAATGCCTTCTCGCTTCATGCGAGGGTCATAATTCGCGAAGTACCAGGCGTCCTTCCCGGTTACCCACATGCTGAATTGCACCTGGGCCATGTAGGCGGATTTGATAGCCTCGAAGCCGCCAAGCCGGAATTTCATGAAGTCGCGAGAGGTGAAAGGGCACTTCAGCTCAAGGCCGCGGTCATCACTGCACAGGCCGTCTGGTGAGCAGGCTGTGCGCATACCTTCGTCACGGAAAAGGATCGGCGACTCGGTTACCTGCACGTCGGTGGTGAACTCAAACAGGGTGCGAGCATCGGCCTCATACTGTTTCCCCCAGGCCAGCGCCTTGGCGTTAACTTCCGGCGCCACGCCGGTGCACACTTCGGCAAGGAGCGTAAGGAAGTAGGACATCTTCATATCAGTCCATTTCTTGCCTGACTTAGGCTTAGAAATGACATTGTGAACTTCCGAGGCAGTGATCACGCCGAGGCGTAAGCGGTGCCAGGATTCATCACCCTGTTCAACTCGGGTGACGTCAATTCCAGTGCGTGCAAGGATAATTTCTGGCGTCATGCTGCCACCTGCGCTTTTTTCTGGAGGAAGCTAAAGCCTTTCTGCGCTTCTTCTTCGGTGAGCTGTGATGCCTGGAAAATGTCACGCTTGAAGATGTTGCTGCACAGAGGCAGGAAGTCCTGCTCCCAGTCCTTATTCAGGGACGTCAGGAGGTCGGTAATTGCCTGCAGCGTTTCCTCACTGGCCACCAGGGGTAGCGCCTCTGTCGTGCCGCGCGGCGTAACGTCACGCGCATCCACTTCCAGCGTTTTACCTTCCATCTCTTCGGCGGTGGGCTGCTGGCCAATTTCAGGCCACGCCTTACGCAGAGCCTGAGCCTCGGCACACTTCGCCAGCTGGCCATAAGGTCGCTTTTTCCACATTGCGTTTGGCGCAGTAGTGTCGCGGCCGGCGGTGGCATAGTTCTCAACCCAGTATTCTTTCGCGCTGAATTCGACGATCTCCCCGCTCGGCATGCGCTTGCTGACTGTGTATTTGCACCATTGAGGGACTGTCACCTCAATACCGGTAAGCGTCAGAGTGACGTCCGGGCCGAACTCTGGTTCTTTAGCGCCAGCGTAATCACCGGAGCGATCGGCCTGAATCCGATAAAGCCCGATGCCAGGCATAACCACATCGCGCCACTCGCTTTTCCCCGACTTCGAGTCCTTAACGCTCATTGGCACCAGATGAACGGGCTTCAGAAGCGGATCGAGATTTCTGGCCCGGCAGTAGTCCAGCGCCATCATTACTGATTCGTCTTTGGCGCCAGGGTAAATACTGTTTTTGAGGGCGCTCCAGGTAGCGCCGTCAATGCCTCGCTCAGCAAGATAGCTGGCCGTAATCACAAGTTCGTTAGCCATTGTTATTCCCCAAAGTTAAAACGGGCAGCCGGTGCGGTGATCCCAGTCGTATTCCGCCTGGGCGTAAGCTATTGCTGTGCGCAAATCGTTGTATACCTCGCCAGCTTTATCGCTACGGAGGCCTTCATATGGAAACGCCTTGGGCGATGCAGACTGGCGTAGTGCCACGTAAGGATCTTCCGGAAGGCTGTCAAAGACCTCTTTCGCCCGATCGTCAATCCACTTTTGCTTCTCTTCGGTGAGCGTTTGCTCGGCCCACTTACGCTCTTCGATAACGTCATATGCGCGGTATGCGTTCATAAGCACCTCAGTAACTGATACCGGTATGAGGAATGCGGCCGTCTTTAACCGCGGTGAGCACCTCGATAGCCTGATCCCGGGTAAGGCTGGTATTGGCCATAAGAGCTTTAACAACCTCTGCGCCTACTGCCTTGCGGTGCCTAACGTCGGCTTCGCGGCGCGCCTGCTCATCGGCTTTACGTTTCTCCTCAGCCAGGCGGGCCTGTTCGCGTTGCTCTGCCTCTCGGCGGATGCGATCGGCTTCTTCCTGTGCTTTGCGGCGTTCCGCTTCAACAGCGGCCTGCTTTTCGCGCTCCGCACGCTCAGCTGCTTCTCGCTGTTCACGCTCGGCTCGCTCCTTTGCCAAAATCGCTTCGCGCTCTCTGGCGGCTGCGGCCTCAATTTCACGCTGCGCCTGTTCTGCCGCTTCACGCTTCGCTTTCTCTTCTGCCAGGCGCTTAATCTCTTCTTCGCGGACAATGCGCTGACGTTCGGCTTCTGCTTTCTTCTCGGCCTGTTCACGGTCGAAAGCGTCATTCATCAGCAGAGCCATTTCGTGGTCAGACTCAATCCGAGCAGCCAGCTGCCGATCGAAGTCTTCATTCATGGCCAGTGCTTCGGCATGCAGTGCGTTCATGGCTTCTTCGGCCTTAATGCGTTCCTGTTCGGCTTCCCATTCGGTCAGCGGCTTACGGGTCGCATCGCGCAGCTCGTCACATGCGTCAACGAACCGCTTAATTTCCGCCTCAGCAGGGCGCACAGCCTCTTTAAGGCGTTTAAGGTACTCGCGACCCGGCTTCTCGATTGCCGTCTTGCTGCGTGATACCTGCGCCGCGAGAGAAGCGACACGGTCACGACCTTTCTTGGTGGTCAGGTCCGGAACCTCGTTCACGGCCTGGCGAATCTGCTCCAGGTAAGCGTTAAGACCGCCAGCCCGGTACAGGGTCGGCGCCTGTTCTGGTTTTATTTCGATGACGGTTAAATCCATTATTTCGCTCATGGTTTCCCCTGAAATTTGGTTGTGAAACGCCCGGCACCGTATTGGCTGCCTGATAGCTCAGTTAAATTCGTGCGCTGATATGCGCGGTTAATGCGTCCCGGCTGGTACCAGGTTCGGCAGCAGGTCGCGTGCCTCAAATGCTTTGCGAATGTGGCGCAAATTGCCCTGCGGTTCGAACCAGAAGGTTTCTTTCAGGTAGTCACGTGAAACCTTCCAGGTGGCGCCAGTTTTAGCGTTGCGCATCATCACGGCGCGTCCGCTGTTAGGAATTGAGTTAGCCATGAAATGCCTCCCATAGAGACGCAACAAATTTGATTGCAGCAACCCATACCGGAATCATCAGCAGGACGACGATAACCAGTGAACGAATGCCTTGTTTGCTCATGCGACACCCCAGCAAAATTCAAAGCTTACCCATGCAACCGCAATCACAAGCAGAGCAACCTCTAAGCAGAACCGGTGCCATGCAGGTACTTCGTGTTCTCGGATCATTCTTCAGTACCTCGAAAATTAATCTCATGCAGCCTGAGAAGCCCACGCCCTTGCGTCACGACGATTAAGCCATGCCAACTTAACCCACAGGTCATGAACCCCATCACCTCGGCGAGTATTGCGGCATTTCTCGCGGTACCGGAGATACTCGGAATTGCACTCAAGGGCATATTTTTTTGCGGTCATCTCTTCACCTTTGCCTTAAAGCCGGCCAGCTGAGCGTTTGACTTACGTCCGGCGTTGCCGGTGTTGTTTGGATGGCTTAAATTTACAGATAAAACTGTATTTTCGTCAACAGACAAAACTGTATTTTTTGTCATTGATTACATATCTAACTGTAATGAAAGGTGATTTATTTTGATGGGGCGAAAAAAAACCGGCATACGCCGGTTCTATTCTGAGAGGGGGAGAGGGTTAGCGCTTTCTTCGATAGATTCTGTGTTCAATCATCACGCCGATGATTGTTAGTGGTTGATGCTCGCTACTGATAATCGGGTAGTCATCATTCAATGGCACAAGCTCGAAATGCTGGCAGCCCAGGTGATCGGTGTAAGTTGGCCTATATTTTTTAAATGTCGCTTGAGCTCCACCGTTCTTGGCCACAACAAACTCTCCGGGGGTTGGCTCAACTTCTGGGTCTACGATGATCACATCTCCAGCCTTGAAGTCTGGCTCCATCGAATCGCCTTCGATGCGTAAAGCAAAAGTAAAATCAGAAACTTCGTGGTCTGTAAGGATGTACTCAAAACTCCCATCAAATGCCTCAATAGGATTTTTTTCTGCGAGAGCCCCTGCCTGGACATAGCTTATGAGAGGCACCTTCTTGCTGCTAACTTCAGCAATAGGCATAAAGGCTCCGCCATTCATTAGCCAGTCAGGATCGCACTTTAGCGCCTTAGCTATGCCAATAATATTACGCGGTTTTCTGGTGTCTCCCTTTTCAATGCTCTGCCATGACTGCTGCGTTATTCCAGCATTCAACGCTGCCTCGGTCTGCGTTAGACCGAGCTCAATTCTCTTTTGCTTTACGCGATCTGCAAGGCTCATAAATCCCTCTCAATGTATGCCTTGATATTCACAGTTAAAACTGTAATTGACAAACAGAAATAACTGTCACAGAATACAGATAAAACTGTAGGAGGTAACATGGAAACCATTTCGCAACGCCTCAAAAAAAAGCGCGAAGAGATGAATCTGTCTCAGGCGCAATTAGCAAAAAAAGTTGGCATGAGACAGCAGTCTCTACAGGCAATTGAGGCCGGGACAACCAAGCGCCCACGTTATTTGTTCGAACTGGCAACTGCGCTCCATTGCGACCCTAAGTGGCTGCTTTATGGCGAGATGCCATCTCAATCTCAATAAGTTGCCGATTTAATCGGCCTTTCAAACACCACCAGAGGAAGTATCACAGATGGAGAATGCAATAGCCCGAAAGTTAGAGCCGCCAATCCTCAACCCAATTGAGATTGAAGGCATTTTGTTAAACCGGCTTTTATCCATTGGCCAAAAGGTTTTTGCGGAAATGCGGGGAGTTAGCGAGTCGACAATCAGTCGCCGCAAGTCGGAGGGGTATTACGCCGAGATGGCGAAGGAAATATCAGCGTTGGGTCTACAGGTTGTTCCGCCAGAGGCGGTGGTAGTTTCCCGCCACTACCTGCAGTCAGTAGAGACGCTGGCAGATATTGGTTTACGTGCGGAGCGGTGCCGTCCTGGTCCGCTTGGGTGGGACTGATGAAGTGCCTAAAAGGCGAAAGCCGCAGTGCGCTAACACTAACGGCTTTCTACGCGAATTAACTGAACAAATTCACAGGAGTAATTATGGCAAATACTGCCGAAGTAATCAATTTCCCTGTGCCGGAAAAGGTACAGCAGGAGAGTCGCATGGCTGATCTGGACAATGGCTATCTGCGCCTTGCTAACCAGATTCAGGACGCCTTGTGTGTAGTGGAGCTTTCGGGGCGCGAATTTCGCGTGCTGAATGCAATTGTTCGCCTGACGTATGGCTGGTCGAAAAAAGAAGACCGGATCGCTAACAGCCTCATCGCTGACAAAACCATGCTGGCGGTTAAGCACGTTTCTGAAGCGGTTCTCAGCCTTGCTTATCGCAACATCATCAAGGTTCGCAGGATTGGGCAAACACGATACATCGGGATCAACACCTGTCTGGATGCATGGGCTTATACCAAACCGAAATGCCCTAAATGTCCGGTGAGTTTTCCGGTCGCTGAAGTTGAAACGCAGGTTATCACCATCCCTGAAATTAGGGATAGCAGAATAGCCGCGCCAACCATCCCTGAAAACAGGGATAACCATCCCCAAAAACAGGGAAAGGTATCCCCGGAAACAGGGAACACCAAAGACATTCTTTCAAAGACAAATATAAAAACAGATCTAACCCCTATAGTCCCCGCTGGGGACGAGTGTGGAAAACCAGATCCCGATCCGGTTATTCAGGAGCAGCCGAAGACCGACCCTGTAAGACTGGTTTTCACCCACTGGCAGAAAGAACATGACCACCCGTCAGCAAAACTCGACGACAAACGCCGCAAGCGCATCAAGGCGCGACTGGCGGAAGGCTTCACTGTGGACGAGCTGTGCCGGGCCATAACTGGCGCAAAAGGCGATCCGTGGCTTATGGGAAAGAACCCTTCCAGAAAGCGCTATGACGGCATTGAGACGCTCCTGCGAGACGCTGCTCAGGTCGAAAAACTTCGTGATATGGCCGGCGATGCTCACGCAATGGCAATTGCTCAGGGCCAGTACTCAGCCACAACGGCTCGCAACCTTGAAACCCTCCAGCGCTGGGCTGGCGGCACTGATTCAGGAGAACTTTTCTGATGAACGATTCTGAAAAACCAAAGTTCGCCCAGTCCATGGCAGCGATCGGCGAGATTTACGGAAAGGATATATCCGAGGTGATGGTGGGTATTTACTGGAATGCCCTCAAGCCTTACCCGGTTGAAGATGTGATGCGCTCCTTCCAGGGGCATACCCGCGATACCGACAACGGCCAGTTTTTCCCTAAGCCTGCGGATCTTCTTCGTCACATCGAAGGCAACAAAGATGGCAAAGCGCTGATGGCCTGGTCGAAAGCATACAGGGCAATCTGCAGTTATGGGCGCCGCAACAGCGTTGTGTTTGATGATCCGATCATCCATGCGGTCATTGCCGATATGGGTGGGTGGATTGAATTTGCTGGGATGAGCGAAGAGGAATTGCCGTTCCGTTCCCGCGAGTTCGAAAAGCGTTACCGCTCTTACCTGATAACCGGCGTCAGCAAGTGCGAAACGGTGATGATCGGCATGGATGATGCGCAGAACATGCGCGCAGGCTTCCAGCGCGAACCAATGCCATTTCTGATTGGCGAGAAGGACAAGGCCAAGCTCATTCGCAACGGACAGGCGCTTCTTGAGAACAGGTGGCAATGATGACAGGCAAAGACGCAATTCTGAACTACCTGAAAACGCATAAAACCTGCAGCTCTCCAGATGTCGCCGCGGCTTCAGGAATGACGCATACCTGCATCAACCAGGCTGCAAATATCCTGGCAAAGCCCGGCGATGAAGCGGGTACTGGCTGTTTACGGGAGGGCGCAGGCATGAAATTTATCAAATTAAGCCAAAGGGGAACGGTAGAGCGCCAGGGCAAATATGGCTGGGTGCCTGAAACAGTCTACGAGCCTGTATTTGTTGCCGCAGGTCACATCGTCAGCATGTTTTTCGCTGGCGTGACAATTCTGAAAATGACCTCCGGAGAGCGCATTGACGTGAAAGAGACCCCGGAAGAAATCATCGCCATGCTAACCGAAGGAGCCGCCAAATGACTATCACACTACAGGCAGTAAACGAGCTCATCGCTTCCCTGGAGAGCGCTGGCGAGCTGTCGATCAGAGAGCAGAAGTTCCTGAAGCTGGCGAAAGCGTACCAGCAGCTGGCTGCGGAGAATGTGGCGATGAAGCAGATCATTGACTCCGTAACCAACCTGGATAACGAACCTCAGTACCACGACGAAGGTATGGGGTGCGGACTGGAAGACCGTGGCATTACTGACCGGTACGATGCCTGCCGCTATGGCTGGGATGAAGCTATGGAGCGGATATACGGCGAGGTTATCCCATGCGCCGATGAGCTGGATTTTTCCGCCACCGATGCCTACCTGGCCGGGATTAAGGCTGATGGGGTGGCGTTGGTTAAGTCAGCATTTGAGGAGCATATCCAGTCTCCATCCTGCTATCAGGACGAAATGGTTGGAATGGAATCAGCGCTGAGCATTGCCTGCCAAGTAGAGTCGCAGCTGCGTGAGGGGGCCGACAAATGATTCACTTCCACGGAGGGCCAATCACGCCAGATACCTGTGCGTTGAAAGCGTGGAAGGGGCGCCATGCGTTCATTAGCTTTGCAAACGCTGGTCAGTTGGCACTGGCCAGCGAGGTTACACAATCATTTGCTCTGGATAACGGCGCATTCAGTTTCTGGACGAAAAAACGCGTTGTGGACTGGAACGAGTATTACCGGTTCGTCGAGCGTTGGGCTAATCACCCGAGGTTCTCATTCGCCATTATCCCTGACGTTATCGGCGGTAGTAGCGAAGAAAACGATGCGTTGATAGCAGAGTGGCCGCACGGAAAGTTCATTGGGGCGCCAGTGTGGCACATGAACGAACCAGACGAGCGGTTTATTCAACTCTGCAATGAATTCCCCCGCGTGGCAATCGGCAGCATGGGCGAATACGACGCAAAGCGGCCGCGCCGCTGCGTGGCTCGCCTGCGTGACTTAATCCGGCATGTTGTGGATGAGAACGGCTACCCGATTTGCAAGCTGCACGGCCTACGTATGCTCAATGCCGATATTTTCCGGCATATACCGCTGTCATCAGCTGATAGCACAAACGTGGCCCGCAATATCGGTATCGATAAATCATGGCAGAAATCAGCCTATGCACCGGCCAGCAAAGAAACCAGAGCCGCTGTACTCGTTGAGCGTATCGAGTCAATGAACAGCGCCAGTGCGCTCAACTATAACGCCGAACGCGACCGCTTTATGCCGCAATTGGCCTTTGAGATTTAGGGAGTCAACCATGACTGATATCACCGAACTGGCTCAGAGCCTGAAAACGGCAGCGATCGATGCGAAAGAGCTCGCCATTATCGCCCGGTATTCGAAAGGCCGTGCGGCGGCGGAGAAATTTTACGCCCTGGCCAACCCAAACAATGTCCTCGCTCTGGTAGATGCGCTGGAGAAGGCGCAGGCCAAAGCAGATGTATATGACATGCTTAGGGATGACTACGGTTTGCGCGAAAAAGGCGTTGGACTTGCAGACTTCGTTGACTGGCAGGCTAAGTGCATCGCAGAGCTGGAGTCCCGCACCGTCACCGTGAAGCTGCCGAAGCCACACGCTCACTTAATCTGGATTCAGGCAGGTCATGCGCCAGATGATTACTGGGATGATGTAGCTGTATCTCATAGCGAGAAAGACCGCTGCTGCGATGGGTCAGAGCGCTATCCGGTTTATGCGCGCTGGGAAATTGAAGAGATGCTCGCTGCCGCTGGCATCAAGGTGGAGGCTGAGTGATGGCAGAGAAAACGGCTTTAGAGCGCCTGCGCGAGATAAACGCAGAAAACCAGCGTCGGGTATTTGTCAGCGTCGGCACACTCAAAGCGGCGCGCAGCGAAATACAGGCCCACATCAAAGTGAATGGCAAAGGCATCATGACTGATATCGTCCTTGACCAGCTGAATAAGGCGATTGGCGATGGAGAATAAAACAATGACCAAATCGACCATAACCAGAGAAGAAAGCATTCAGGCCGTATTCGATTTAAAGGTCGGCTATACATTAGGTCTCGCTGATATAGAGATTCTCAAGCGAGTGGCCCGCATCGCGCTGGCCGCAATGGACAGCGAGTCTGAGTGCCTGCCGCTTGACTACCTGCAGGGACACAAAGACGGTCTGGAATGGGCCGCTCGACTGGCAGAAGCCAATCACCCTGAAACAGGAGACTGGCTGTACGATGACCCTATCGAGCTGGCAAAAGCTATTCGCAAAGGTCCAGATATGCCGCCAGCGCAGCCGGCAGCGGACAGCGAGCCGGTGGCGTTCATCGCGAGGTATGAGTCAGGCGCAATTCATGGGACATGCGATCGAGACGACCCGGTGAAGATGGAGTGGCTAAAGCGAGGGATGGATGTATCGCCGCTCTACGCAGCACCACAGTTACCGCAGCCAGCGGTGGTGAGCGAAAAAATTATTGACAATTTCGAGGAGGAATTCAGACGAGCTTTCGAGGTAAGCGCCGCGGTGGAGCAGCTGATTGAGATTGGCTATCAAGGTGATAAGTTTTCACTTTCAATAAGGGATGCAGCAACCTTGTGGAAGTTGGGCCGCGCCGCCATGCTCAGCGGAGGTAAGTCATGAAATTCGAAGAATGGTTAGCACAACAGGATGACGTCATTGAGTTTGAGTGCGGCTGTGTTACCACAGAAGCTTTTTATCACTGGATGCGCGTAGCTTATGAGGCTGGCAACTCTCCGGCAATTCCGGATGGTTACGTGATGGTGCCGGATGACCTTAAAGAGGCCACGGCTGACTTACTCGCGACTCTTGACGATTACCCGGAACAGTTGGTTCCGATAAATAGAGATTCCTCCGTAGTTCGCGCCCTACGCGCCGCCATGCTCGCAGCCGCCCCGCAGTCACCCGGCAGTGAACCCGCTACCGTGCCGGGTAAATGGATTCCGGTTAGTGAGCGGATGCCGCCAAGTCGTCATGAGGTATTGGTCGGGCGTTGGTGGGGAGAGAAGTCGCGGTGGTGTTGCAAATGGGCAACGTATATCCCTGGACACCCTGATGCGCAGAGTAGCGGCTGGTTGATCCCCGGCGCGTCATGGACACCAACTCACTGGATGCCGCTGCCGGCCGCACCGCAGGAGCCAAAACCATGACAGAGGGAATGCGACAGCACCGCGCTTTCGTGCTGAGTTGTTTGCTGGCAAGAGCTAAGCGCAGAACGGCGCAGGAGGTGAAGTGATGGCGTACATCTTCCTGATTTTCGTCATCAGCAGCAATACATCGAATATGCAGGTGGTTCCCATGCAGAGTATGGAGCAGTGCAAAGCAGCCATTAAGGCGATGAAAGTTGCAGATGATAAGAGGTCCTGGGACGACGTTTCGCCGAGCGTAGATAATATTCAATGCGTAGAGGTGAAAGATGCCTAAATCCCCCGCAGAACGCAAAGCCTCCAGTTGAAATCAAACCCCTCTCCGGAGGGGTTTTATCGTATATGCTCATTTTGCTTTTATCCCCGTAACGGGCGATAATTACCTGGTCAGCCTGAGCAACTGACGACTTACTTCCGGCGCCAAGTGGGGACACATGGCGCACAAAACCTTACAGCAATCCCTGTCACCGATGGCGAAGGCCACCGGCGATTTTCTGCATTCAGCGTTTAGCCTCTGCGGAGGTGAAGCGTGAACATCCCTCAATGCGGCATCAAGCTGCACAACGGCAACTTCAGCGCTATAGGCAAGATTCTTCAGGAGCAGCTCTCTTATGGGAAATGCCTGCGCCTGCAGGTCAAAGAGTGGCGCGAAAAACGCAGCCTGAGCCAGAACGCACTTAGTCACATGTGGTACGCGGAAATCAGCGAATACCTGATTAACTCCGGACGTGCCGATGCAACTCCTGAATGGGTTAAGCGGAACCTAAAAAAGACCTACCTCGGCTGCGAAGAGGTGACATACACCGACTTCATCACCGGTGAGAAAACCACAACGTGGGAACCCCGGCACACCTCCGATCTTGATACCGGCGAAATGCACATCTTTCTGACCAAAGTAGAGGCCTGGTGCGCTCAGTTTGGTCTGGCTCTCACCATTCCTCATGGTTGCGAATATCAGCAACTGCAGCAAAAGCAGGAGGCCTGATGAGCAGCCTTCTCGCCAAAGTAATGGATCGCGGCATCTTCCACGTGCCGGCGCGCCGCAAGCGCAAGGTCGAAGTTAAACCGTCAGATATCCCCACCTTTCACTATACGGCTCACCTGGCAGATGTCCGCTGGCTGCGCCGCGCTGCCAGAAGGAAAATTGCATGAGCATTTATCAACGCATTAACGGCGCTGACTGGCGCAATATCTGGGTTGTTGGCGACCTGCACGGCTGCTACACCAACCTGATGAACCGGCTGGACGCTGTCGGGTTCGACCCAGCACAGGATCTGCTGGTTTCGGTTGGCGACCTTATCGACCGCGGCACCGAGAACGTCGAATGCCTCGACCTGATTAATCAGCCATGGTTCCTCGCGGTGCGCGGCAACCATGAGCAGATGATGCTTGACGCTATCGCAGCCGGATACGGCGGCAAGGAGATTCACTGGAGGCAGAACGGCGGATCCTGGTACTACTTCCTTGACCCGGAGCAGGAGATTTTGGCTAAGTCTCTAATCCCCAAGGTGACGGCGCTGCCTCTTATCATCGAGGTAATGACCGAGGGCAAGAGGGTGGTGATCTGCCATGCTGATTATCCTCATAACGAATATGCATATGGCAGGCCCATCGATGCAGAACAGGTGATCTGGAATCGTGAGCGAGTGAGCGCGGCTCAGGATGGGATTGTCTCGCCGATAGCCGGTGCTGATCTGTTTATCTTCGGCCATACCCCTGCGCGCCAGCCCCTGAAGTATGCCAACCAGATGTACATCGACACCGGGGCTGTATTCTGCGGCCGCCTGACCTTGGTACAGATCCAGGGTGGTGAGCATGCGTAAACCAGCACGCCGTAAATGCGCCCACTGCCGCGAATGGTTCCATCCTGCCCGGGAGGGGCAGGTGGTATGCAGTTTTGAATGCGCCAGCGCGATCGGCAAAAAACAGACAGCAAAAGCCCGGGAAGATGCTAAGCAGAAGGAAGCGCAGCGTCAGCGTACCGAAGAGAAGGCGGGGCGCCAGCGCCGTAAAGCAAGATTGGCTGAGCTCAGACCTAACGGTTACTACAAAGCCCAGGCTCAGAAGGCATTCAACGCCTACATCCGCGCTCGTGATGCTGGTTTGCCATGCATCAGTTGCGGCGAGACCAACCCGCCTGATCTGCATGGCGGCCAGTGGGACTGCGGCCACTTCAAAACGGTCGGCGCTTACCCTGAGTTGCGTTTTGAAGAGCGCAACGCCCATAAGCAGTGCAAATCGTGCAATGCCGGGTCGGGGAAGTACACAGCCAAAGAGGCGACAGTTGCTCAGCAATACGAAGCTGGCCTGGTCGCTCGTTACGGACAGGAGTATGTCGACTGGCTTAACGGACCCCACGAAATGACCAACTACCGCCGGGAAGACTTTATTCGTATTCGCGATGAGTACCGCGCCAAGCTCAAAGCACTGAAACAACGGGAGGCCGCATGAGCCGTGACGTTATCGAACGCATCCGCGACCGCTGGCAAAAGCTCCGTCTCTGCCGGCACCGCGGCACCGTACTGGTTGACTACCGCATACTGAGAAATTTCGTTCGCATCTATCAGACCCTGGGAGAGACATCATGACAGCTCAATACTTGGAATTTGTTCGCCAGCAGCTGATAGTGGCCACCGCCGATCTGAGCGGCGCGACGAAAGGGCAACTGGTGGCCTTCGCAGAAAACGCACAATTCACCGCTACGGCGCGCAGCCGGGGTAGGAAGAAAGTTTATAGCGAGGTCAAACAACGCATGGTTAACCCGGATGGCCCGCCGATGAGCGGCAGCCAGTCCCGCGCTAAGGGTTCATCAATCGCTCTCGTTCTGCCCGTTGAATACTCGACAGCCAGCTGGCGCCGCGCCATCCTGTCGCTGGAAGACCACCAGAAATCCTGGTTGCTGTGGAACTACAGCGACAATATCCGCTTTGAGTATCAGGTAGCGATAACACAGTGGGCATGGGAAGAATTCCGTGATCAACTCGGCGCTAAGAAAGTGGCCGGCAAGACGATGGAGCGGCTGAAGAAACTGATATGGCTGGCGGCACAGGACGTGAAAGCAGAGCTGGCGGGTAAGTATGTATATCAGCACCAGGACCTTGCAGCCCTGTGTGGCGTTAAGCCTGATAACTGGTGCCATAACTACGCTGATTACTGGCGGGCTATGTGCGCCATTTTTAAGCGGCTTGATAGCGACTCTCTTCTCTGTGCTGTGAGAACACGATCACAACAAAAAGCGACTTTTTCGCAGCAGGGTCTTGCAAAAGTCAATTAAATACGTCATATTTGAGTCTACTTTGATATGCTGCCTTAACTTTAAGTGGCGGCATGAAGATGATAGTCATATACCAGTTTGTAAAATTAGCCTCGGCAATCCGCCGGGGCTTTTTTATGCCTGCGATCCGGTCAGGGCTCTTGGGTAGAGACGTGCTGCACGACACGTCAAAGCCCTTCCGCGCAGAGCCCTGAACCAGATTGAAGTTACTCAGCAATAAGAAAACTGCATGTCATCATTTGCTTATATCTTATTGACCAGAAAATTAACATGTTGTTAATCTATTCGTGTGGTGAATCCCCCTATGCGGAGGGGCGACCAGTCACTTACAGTGATCTGTAAATGCAGCGCGGGCCATGTCGACTGGGACATGCTCACCGGGAGGCACCCGGCACCATAATGCAATGCTACATAAGCTATTTGATAGTGGGGTTGCCGTTTCGGCTTCTCCAGCTATGTTTAAAAGGTAGTAACGGAAAACGAGCGCTCTCCTGGTAAATCGGAAGCTCGGACTATTAGGTGCGCCTCGAACCGTTGAAGAATCAGTATTTCCTACCTTCTGCCCGCCCCTCTGAGCGGGCTTTTTTTCGCCTAATTCAGGCAAAACCATAAAGCATTAAGGGCTGCGCTATTTCGCGGCCTTTTTCATTTCAGGGTCAGAAGCACAGCGGTTGTGCGTTCGGCTGTTAACCGAATGGTCGAAGGTTCGAATCCTTCCTGTCCCGCCAGATAATGGCCTGACCTGATGACGGGCTCATAATCCAATCCATCAGGGGCGCTGCTGCAACAGCGTCGCAGGCCGCCAGACCCAGCCAGGGTATTTTCGGTCATCACCGACATTGCTATTACCCTCATGCTTATTGCCCGCTTTTTTGCGGGCTTTTTTATTATCAGGTCCCGCGGGAATCATCACCGACACGCTTCGTTGTTAAATCCAGCCTGACGGGCCTGACCCTTTCAAACACGCACAGCACCCGCTAACAACGCGAGGTGAGAGTATGTATCGCATGGAAAAGATAACCACTGGTGCTGCCTATGGCGCTTCAGCCGGGAGCATCCTTAACGGCATGCTAAATGCCTACAGCCCCGAGCAGTGGAATGCCATCGGCGTACTGGTGGGCATTGTCATCGCCGTACTTACGTATCTGACGAATTTGTATTTCAAAATTCGCGAAGACAACCGACGTAGCAGGAGCCGAGATGAACCCGACGCTGAGGAATAAGCTGATTGGTGCGATCGCCGGCGGTTCGGGCGCGATCGCAATTGCTTCTGTCATGCTTGGTAATGCCGACGGCCTGGAAGGAAGGCGTTATTACGCCTACCAGGATGTTGTCGGCGTCTGGACTGTTTGTGATGGTCACACTGGCGCCGATATTCGCCGCGGCCACCGTTACACCGACAGGGAATGCGACAGCCTGCTGAAGGCAGATCTGCGGAAGGTGGCAAGCGCCATTGATCCGCTCATCAAAGTCCGCATTCCTGATCCTACCCGCGCCGCGCTTTACTCATTCACCTACAACGTTGGCTCAGGTGCTTTCGCCAGTTCCACGCTGTTGAGGAAATTGAATGCTGGAGACGTGCCGGGAGCGTGTAAGGAACTGCAGCGCTGGACGTATGCCGGTGGCAAGCAGTGGAAGGGGCTGATCACCAGGCGCGAGATTGAGCGTGAAGTCTGCGAGTGGGGCCAGAAATGAGCCGATTAACTGCCATTATCAGCGCAGTGATTATTCTGCTGCTTTGCTGTGTTTTCTCATGGCGTTCTGGCTGGAATTCTCACGCTGATCATATCAACGCCCTCGCGGCGAAGAAGAAAGAGAAAGCCGAGAAGACTATCCAGCCAGTTGAGCAAAAGGCCGCTGCCGCTACAGAAGAGGGCAAGGTCATCTACCGAACCATAACCCGCGACGTGGTGAAATATGTCCAGTCTCCGAATCGTACTGTGTGCCTGTTTGACGATGATGCTGTGCAGCTGCGCCAGCGAGCTATCGACGCTGCCAACGCCATCCCCGGATTTGATGAGCCCTCCGTGCAAAGCAAGTGACGCAGGGAAGGATACCGACGAAGACCTGCAATCGGACGTCGAAACCGCTCAATGTCTGCGACAACTGCGGTTGGATAAGTACCGCTGGCAGGCGTACTACCGAGCGGTGATCCAATAGGAGTCAAAGTGCCACACATGTCTATAAGTTAGGTGCATTTTGTGAGTACACCAAGTTACAAGGTAGCGGCATTCTTATTGGCGTAATTCATTGAATTTGATCTGCGCATCCTCTTTTGATGCACACCTAATATCAGGTGAGATTTTGATGGTATCGCCGTCCGCTAGTTTCCATTCATCCCCCACATAATGTTTTAAGATATCACCTACTTCAAATTCAATTTCTTCAGGGGCTGCAGCGGCTGAAAACCATCGGCCACCATCGCTTTGGAAGAGGTAAACATTTACATGTTTTTCAGGATTGCTCACTTTGTCTATTACTTCGTAATGCATCACATCAACCATTTTTTCCTCCAAAAGAGAAGCTTTGCACTCACCGACATGTAATAGCTATTTTGTCTCGAGCACAGGATCGATTTAAACGCCACACAAGTGGCAATTCTGGTGGGGACAGCGTTAAGACCGCGACCGTATTGCTACTAACTTATTGTCACAAGCTGACACCCAAAACAGAATCGCCGAATTCAAAACGAAGCGCAACGAAGGCATGAGGATTGATGCCGATTATGTGCTCTTACGCTTAGTTGTAATCGACCTGAAGGATGTCTGAATGAGTGAGTTCTCTGACCGCCGACCATACCCTCCCGTCAACTTCACTGGCGAAAACTGGCTGCCATATACCCGGCTGATCCCTGCTGCCGAAATCGGCGAATGGGTAAATCAGAACATCCTCTCTGAAGACGGGCGAATCTATAATCACGACCATACGCACTTGCTCGACGCTGATGTCGCGTTCATGTGGGCCTCTGGCTCATTCGCCAAAAGCGGGCGCATTGTGCTTGGTCAGTGTGAGCAGGTAATGATGCGCGCAGGAGGCTGGCAGAAATCCCGCATGGAGCAGCAGATGCATGAATGGTTCGGTCGTATACCGAAGTTCATCATCACCCTGGCAGCTGACTACTGCGAGCAATGCAACGATCTGGAGTTCTGCGCACTGGTTGAGCATGAGCTTTACCACATCGCCCAGGCTACCGATGACTATGGCGCGCCGAAGTTCAATAAAGAAACCGGGATGCCGGTTCTGAAGCTTCGCGGCCATGACGTCGAGGAATTCGTCGGAGTTGTCCGGCGGTACGGCGCCAGCAAAGACGTGCAGGAAATGGTGGATGCGGCGAACAGGCCGGCGGAGGTTGCTCATATCGATGTTGCCAGAGCGTGTGGGACGTGCATGCTGAAACTGGCATAGACTTTATTAGGATTGTCATGGAGGTAACCGATGGCAGCATTATCGACAGAGGTTAAAGCCTTCATCGTTCAGTCGCTGGCCTGTTTCGAAAGCCCGACAAAAGTCATTGAGCTTGTAAAGGCTGAATATGGCATCGATGTCTCGCGGCAGCAGGTGTCGCAATATACGCCCGGCAACGCAATGGCGGCCAAGTTGAGCCAGAAGTGGATTGACCTGTTCAACGCCACTCGCAAACGATTCCAGAATGAGATCGCCGACATCCCGATCGCAAATAAAGCGTATCGGTTGCGCGTTCTCGACCGAATGGCAACCAATGCTGAAAAGATGAAGAACTACGGCATGACCTCGCAGCTTATCGAGCAGGCCGCCAAAGAAATGGGTGACGCTTACACCAATAAGCACAAGTTTGAACATTCCGGCCCAAATGGTGGCGCCATTCAGACGATCACCATGAGCAAAGAGGAATACAAGTCCGCACGGCAGGAGATGATGGAGGATGACGACTGCTGAGCAAAAGGCGTTTGCCAGAAAGGTGGAATGTGAGGAGGACGGGCTTTACTACGCTCGCTATTTCTTCAAGCAGCGCACCGGCGGCAAGATGATAGTTGCGCCTCACCACAAGGTGATTCAGAAAACACTGGACCGTGTCATTGACGGTGAAATTCAGCGCCTGATCATCAACGTCCCTCCTGGTTACACGAAAACGGAACTTGCAACCATCAATATGATGGGGCGCGGTCTGGCGCTGAATTGCCGGGCACGCTTCATGCATTTATCCTATTCGCATAACCTGGCGTTACTGAACTCCTCGACTGCCCGCGGCATGATTAAGTCGCAGGCTTACCAGTCCATGTGGCCAATGGCGTTGCGTGACGATGCCGACAGTAAGGCTATGTGGTGGACTGAACACGGCGGCGGCGTTTACGCATCTTCAGCGGCAGGGCAGGTTACCGGGTTCCGCGCAGGACACATGGAACCAGGCTGGCAGGGCGCGCTGATTATCGATGACCCAGTTAAGCCGGATGACGCTTACTCTGAGATCGTCCGAGACGGAGTCAACAACCGTTTCAACGAGACAATCAAATCACGACTGGCGATCGAGACCACGCCAATGATTGTCATCATGCAACGAATCCACTACCACGATCTGAGCGGCTATCTACTGCGTGGTGGGAGTGGGGAAAAGTGGCATCACCTGAATTTGCCGGTGATTATCGATAGCAGCCGCAGCTACGAAGAAATATATCCGGAAAACACTCACGCTATCCCGATTGACCACGGTCTGCCTGATGGCTGGCTATGGCCGTTTAAGCATAACGAATCGCACCGTGTATCTCTGTTCTCTCACCGGCGCACCGCCGAAGCTCAGTACATGCAGAACCCGAAACGCTTCAATGCGGAGGGTGCGTTGTGGAACGAGGAGATGATCAGCGCCGCACACGCGATGCGGATCACCCAGGAGCTGACCCGAACGGTAGTGGCAATCGACCCGCAGGCCACAAATAGCGAAGAGAGTGACGAATCTGGCATCGCTGTAGCGAGCGTTTACGGTAGTGGTGATGAGCGGCAGTACAGCCTTGATGCTGACTACAGCGGCAAATATTCACCCAACGGATGGGCGACGAAAGCCATTGAAGCTTATGAGCAGCATGAAGCTGACGCGATCGTCATAGAGACAAACCAAGGTGGCGATATGGCGGAAGATACGCTGCGCAATGCCGGTTTCGGCGGCCGCATCATTCGTGTGCACGCCAGTAAGGGTAAATACGCACGTGCAGAACCTATCTCCGCGCTGTATGCGCAGGGCCGAGTAGCTCACCGTGGAAGCCTCTACGAGGTAGAAAACCAGTTCATGGAGTACGTGCCATCCACTGCGAAGAAATCACCTGACCGGCTCGATGCCGCGGTATACGCATTAACCGAACTATCAGAACCACAATCAACCGGCATGTTGGTGCGCTCGCGCTGACGGAGGACACCGTGAACGAAAGCGAAAATAAACAACTCGCCACGAACGCCAGCATCGACCGCGAACGGATGCGTTACGTCAACGCTCTGTTCAATGGCACCAGTAACACCAAGCGTCAGCGCCTGTATCAGGAGTTTGGATATCCCAAGGAACTTTGCTTCGATGACTTTTACCGGGCGTACCGACGCAACGCCATAGCCGGCGCCGCAGTGACGAGAATGGTCGATGGATGCTGGGAAGATTACCCGGAAGTTTACGAAGGCGACCAGACTAAGGATGCAACCAAGCAAACGGATTGGGATAAACGGGTCAACAAGCTACTCAAGCGATGCTGGAAGCAGATCAAGGGCGCTGACAAACGTAACCTAGTAGGTCGTTACTCTGCGCTACTGATCCAAGTTAAAGACAATAGGCCATGGTCAGAGCCTGTAGATAAGGCGATGGTCGGCAGGCTGCAGGAGAGGGCGCTCGTCCGGCTCGTTCCCGTCTGGGAGGCTCAGTTAGACCCGGTCAGTTACAACGAAGACCAGAACAGCGAAAATTATGGTGCTGTCAGCATGTACTCGTTTACCGAGATACCGGTGCAGCAGCAGCGCAGCGGCCAGCCAGGTCGCATCATCAACGTTCACCCTGATCGCGTTATCATTCTGGCTGAAGGCTCGGATGACGGGCGGCTTGATTCCGGCGAGTCGCTGCTGGAAGAGGGGTTCAACAAGTTGCTGGACCTCGAAAAAGTTTCGGGCGGTGCGGCGGAAGGGTTCCTGAAGAACGCCAGTCGGCAACTCAACTTTAACTTCAGTGCCAAGACAAGCTTCGCACAACTGGCGAGGGCGCTTGGTGTTAGCGAAGCCCAACTCTCAGAAGGGATGGATGATCAGGTTCGACGCCTCAATGACAGCACAGATAGCGCAGTCATCATGCAAGAGGGCGATACGAGCGTGCTTTCAGTGGCGGTTGCGGACCCTGAGCCAACATGGCGCACCGCGCTGAGCGAGTTCTGCGCAACGGTACCGATTCCTGTTAAAGAGCTTATTGGCATGCAGACAGGTGAGCGCGCAAGTACCGAGGATGCAAAAGGATGGGCGCGCACGAGGATGAGCCGACGCAATGGCTTCCTGACCGACGTCATCACCGAAGTGGTTACTCGTTTCTGGACGCTGGGGGTTATCCCTCCCGCCAGCGGCGAAGAAGTCACCGTGGGATGGTCTGATCTGCTGGCGCCTAGCCAGGCAGAGAGGATTGCCAACATGGACAAGCTCGCGGACGTGGCTGTGAAGTCGACGAATGCCTTTGGTCGCTCTGCTATCACAGAAAATGAGATACGCGCGGCTGGCGAACTGCAAGCCCTGCCTGAACTTGATGATGAGGTGCCGCCAGATGGCAACAAGCCAAAGCCTGATCCACTGGCCGACCCAGAATCAGAAGCCGAAAAGTCCGGTGATACCACGGTCGAAAGTTGACCCCACAATGTCGCGCAAGTCCGTCAGCAAGATGGAGCGCGACATTGAGGCAAGGTATTACTCGATAAAGGTGGCGCTGAAAGCTCTGTTCGACCAGCGCCTGACAGGGCGAGAGCGAGAGGTTAACAGCCACAGCTGGCACTTCCTGTGTCACGTTAACGGTGCAGAGCCAACGCTCTACCAGGTAAACGCTGGCAAGTTCATCTACGACATGTCAGCGCAGGAACTGGCCGACCTGCTCGAAGCGGTGCAGGTTATTCTCGACGATTACCTGCTGGAAGGTGGCGAACAAAACCTCTGGGCGATGGATTACGTCGCCGCAGAGGCACGACGCGGCACGCTGGAGGCCTTCAACAACCTATCGCAGCAGTCGCAGGTATACGCCAGCCAGACGACGCTACAGCAGCTTGTAAACAGCCCCGGTTATCTGAACCAGATAGCGGCGGCCAGGCTGACTACTTTTAGCGACTGGAAGGTCATCAGCGACACCGCCCGCGGCGATCTGACCAACATCATTACCGATGCGGTCGCGCGCGGGGTGAATCCTCGCGAGACGGCCAGCGTCATCAGCAAGCGCCTCGATGTTTCGATGTCGAAGGCCAAGACCATTGCTCAGACTGAGCAGGTCGGCGCTCTGCGGCAGGCGCAATGGAACGAAACGGACTGGGCGGCCGACAGGTTGGGGCTTAAGACTGGCCTGTTATGGCTGTCAGCGCTAAAGCCAACGACCAGGTGGTGGCATGCAGCCGAACACGGAAAAGTCAAGACGACTGAATGGGTCAGGGAGTTCTATTCTCGCGACGGCAACAAATATCACTGTTACTGCGGCCAGATTCCGGTTCTGCTCAACGACGACGGCAGCATATTTAACAAAGGGCTGGCTGAGAAGCTGGCGAAAGAACGTGAACAGTGGCTCAAGCCAGCCGCATGATGATCATCTAATCAATACGATAGCGGTCAATCTAATTTTAGTCATAGGTATTTCTTCGGAGTGATATTCGAGCAAATTCGCCGCAGCCAAATGCCACATATTCTCAGGGTCTGGGAACGCTGCAGATTCGTGCTGATAAATGAAATCGAAGTCCTTCTCATTGCATGTGTAACTAACGGTATATTTATACATCTAACAACCCTCTTTTTTAGTCAATACTTTTTATTAATACCACAAAGAGATATGCGGCGCGAAAGATTCGACACAGCGAGCTGATCCTCTCAAATATGCAGTAACACGACCCGCCACATGGCGGGTTTTTTTATCCCTATTGGTAAGGACTAAGCATGAAACGCAACCGCGTTAACGTGCTGTCGGTCGTCAACTCCGCTTCGAACATTTCAACTGAAACCATCGACGGCAAGCCACATATCGTGGTTCGCGGCATCACGCCTGTCGTGGACGATATCGTGATGAACCGGAAGTTGTACCCGGCAGCAGAAATCGAAAAGGCCTACAACACGCTTGAGCGTAACCCCATGCCGCTGGGCCACCCGAAGGTTGACGGCAAGCATGTGTCTGCTCGCGATGTCCGGGCGGTGAATGAATATCACGTAGGCGCATGGCTGCAGAACGTCAGCCACGAAGACGGGAAGGTGACGGGCGATATGTACGTTAACCGCCAGTACGCCGAGTCAAGCGAGAAGGGCAAGCGCCTGATTAATCGCCTTGATGAGATGATCGCCGGTACCAACTCAGAACCCATCCACATCTCCACAGGACTCCTGTATTCCGGCATTGCCGCTAATGGCGAGTCAAAGGGCAAGAAGTACAACGAGATCGCCACCAACATGATGTTTGACCATGTGGCGGTGCTGCTCGATGAGCCTGGCGCCGGAACTCCGGAAGAAGGCGTGGGCATCTTCGTCAACTCAGAAGGTCATGAGCAGCAGATCGAAGTTGCTCGCCTTGCTGATGGTATCGACTGCACCCGCGAAGGTCTGCTCAACAAGACCAAATTCTTCTTCACCAACGCCTCCAACTTCTCTTTTGACGACATTTCACGCGCTATCAGCGACAAGCTGCGTGAGGGTGACACAGAAGATAAGTGGCTATGGCCAGAAACGGTGTGGCCAGACAGCTTCATCTACCGCGATGAAGCCAAGTATTTCAAACAGAAGTACCTCATCGATGACGACGGCAAAGCCGTGTTTGTCGGCGAACCTGTAGAAGTCGTGCGCAAACCCATTGAGTACGAGATTAAAACCAACGGAGAGAACGATCCGATGAAAGAACTGATTATCAATGCGCTGCAAGCCGCGGGTAAGCCGACTGAAGGCAAGTCCGATGCCGAACTGATGGACGCTTACAACCAGCTAGCGGCAGAGAAGGCGGCAGCCAAGAAAGATGGCGGCGACGAAATCGATCCCGCCACCGGCAAGCCTAAGAAAAAAGAGCAGGCCAGCAACAGCGAAGAAGCGCCGGCATGGTTTAAGCCATTTGCTGATGATTTGGCAGCCGTTAAGTCAGGCCTTGCCGTGAACGCTGACAAAGAGAAAGGCGAAAAACGCGCTGCCGTAAAAGCGAAATTCGGGCTGGATGACCTGGCGGTGAATGCGCTTGACGGCGCCGCCCTTGATGGCCTGTTTGCTCAGTGCCAGACCTCTACCGGCCTGAATGGTGCATTCCGTCCGGTCAACAACAACGATTCTTTCAGCGAAATGCCGGAGTAAAAAATGGCTAAAGACGGGAAACACGTAATTCACGCGGGCGGGATTTTCCCCAACCCGCAACTTAATCGTGAAGGTTCTGCGGCCGCAGCGTTTCTGCCGGGTACCGTTATCTTTTTCAGTGCAGCCAAGCCTACACCGTCTGTTGATGGCGCTGAAGACGCGATTCTTTACGTTGCTAACTACGACTATTTGCGCTGCAAAACGGTTGACGATGCCTATGCGATCGGTGACTGGGTGGTAAACATCCAGCCAACGCCGGGCGTTTTCCTCAACGTTCGCGCTGCCGCTGGTACCTACACCAAGGGCCAGCCGGTTTCTGTGGCCAATGGCCAAATTAAAGCACTGGCAGAGGGTGAAACCATCTTTGCCTATGTCGAAGAAGACAAGTCCCTGACCGCCACAGCAGGCGATCTGGTTCGCGTCGTGTTCAAGTAAGGAGAGACTGAATGTTTGTATTTTCCACCCGACGCGCGACTGAGACGGGCAACCTCGAAGCGAACCAGGCGCAGTTCAATGAGCTGCAACTGGCGCGCAATATGAGTGCTCAGGCCGTTGCTGATTTCGTATCCCGCACCCGCTGGCGTGGTGATGCGGCAAACACTCCGGCGCTGGACGCGACGAACGCTGTCGACGATATCCGCCGCCTGTATCGCGCTTATGATCAGACTGTGCTGGCTGAATTCGAACCAACTACTGAATTCACTCTGCTTAACGACCTGATCCCGTTGTCCCGCTCTGTCCGTCTTGAAGAGTCCGTGTACGAGTATGCTCGCACCGGTGGCCGCGGCTGGGCGCATACCTCCATGTCCGGCCAGATTGGTGCGGCGCTTGATGCGCGCGCGTACACCTTCGACGGTACGATGGTTCCGATCCACGACTCTGGCTTCAAATTCCAGTGGCGTGACCCTATTTTCAACAAAGGCTCCGCTCTGGCTTCTCTGGCCGACGCTCAGCGCGGCTCTGTTGATGATGTTCGTCGTCAGTACGTGGATTACGTCTTCAACGGTTTCCGTGACTCTGCTGGCAACTATATCGCTTTTGATGGCAAGACCTGGAAGGGGGTAAAAGCCGATGAGCGGGTGCAGATTGTCGATCTCAGTGCTTCCGGCCTGAATATCGACTTCACCAGCTCAAGCGCAACGGCTGAGCAAATCCGCAATGCAGCTATTGCTCTGCGCGACGTGATGAAGCTGACCAACCTGCAGTATGCACAGCAGACCTGGTATGTTTCAGGCGAGATCACCTCAAATCTGGAACGCTACTTCAGCGACAACTACCAGTCTGACACCATCCTGCAGGAGCTGCTGAAGCTTTCTGGCATTGCAGCCATCAAAGAAGATGCGCAGTTATCTGGTAACCAGATCCTCATTGTTCCGCTTACCGCCGGCGTTATCGCTCCGATTGTCGGCCAGGCGGTCGGCACCGTTGCTGACCCTCGCCAGTTCTATAACAGTGACTACGTCTGGCGCACCTGGGGTGCGATGGGCTTGATGGTTAAGACCGACATCAACAATCGCAAATCCGTTATTTACGCGCATAGCTAAGGGGTATTTATGGCACTGGTAAAAGTGGTTCGCGATAACCTGATTTCCGGTGCCAATCTCCAGAAGCTGGAGGTTGGCGCGCAGGTCTCGGTAAGCGGCGATGTCGCTAAGCGCTGGGTGGCCGCCGGTCTGGTTGAAATCATTAGTGATGACGACCAGGCGCTGGAAGTGGCTACACCGGGCAATGATGCTGCAGAGCAGGCAGAGCAGGCAGAGCAGGCAGAGCAGGCAGAGCAGGCAGAGCAGGCAGAGCAGCAGGAAGAATCTGCCAGCAAATCGAAGAAGGCGAAATAACCATGGCTGACCCAATCACAGCGGCAGACGTGCAGGCGTTCCTCGGTGAATTGGGTTACTCCATCCCGGCCGCTCTGCTCGATCCGATTCTCTGCGTGGTGAACAAGATTATCCCGTGCCTCGATGGTGCTGGATACGACGAATGCACGGCAAAGCTCATTCTGATGTATGCCGCTGCGCTCATGGCGACGTCATCCGGTGCCCGGCGAATAAAATCGCAGGGGGCGCCATCAGGAGCGTCGCGCTCGTTCGATTACGGTGACGACGGTATCGCCTGGCTGCGCGACTCGCTGGCGAAACTGGATACCAGCGGCTGCACCAGTGAACTTCCGATCAGCGCTGGCAACAGTGTGGGTCTGTTTCTGGTGGTCGGGGGCTGCTAATGGCGTGGGTTTCAGTTCAGCAACGGCTGCCGCGGACGTTTACCCGGGTGTGGGTGATCACCGATACCGGCCAGCAAACGACGGCGTACGTGAAAAGCGACGGAGAGTGGTTCATCAACTGCGACCGCATACGCGCCACAGGCGCCGCTGTGCTGCGATGGAGGGATGTCTGATGTCTTCGGTAGCTAATTGGTCATACACGGCAACGGCGACAATCTGGCGGCGCATACGCGATGCTGACGGTAGCGATACCGACGGCGGAGGTCAGCCGTACGGATGGGAGCAGCCGATTGCTATCCTCTGCGACTACCAGGGCGGACTCTCTGCAAAAATCGGTGACCTTGGCCGGGAGCTCGTTGTTAAAAACACGATATGGACCGAGTACGCAACGGCGCGGGAGGGAGATTACATCCTGATTGGCGCTTCGACCGATGCAGCACCGCCGGATGAGGCCGATGAGATTCGGCAGATCGTCCAGTTCGCAGATACGTTCGAGCGACTGGCGGACGATTTCGCACTGATTACGGGGGGCTGATTATGGGCGTTAAAGTTCGCGGCATCCGCCAGGCCAAGGCCAACCTCGATCGCATCATCAAAGACGTTCAGGGACGTAAAGTCGTGCGAGCAATCCAGTCTGCGATGCTTATTGGTAGCGCGCAGGCAGCGCTTTACACCCCGATCGATACGTCGACGCTCATCAATAGCCAGTTCCGCGAAATCACGGCTAACGGTACCAGGGTAACCGGGCGCGTCGGTTACTCTGCCAACTATGCGGTGTATGTTCACGACCCGGCAGTGAAACAGAACTTCACGCGAGCAACGGCCCGCAAGGAGTTCTTAACGAGGGGCTTCGAAGATACCCGCAGCCAGATTGACGCGGTGGTGAAGAAGGAGCTTTCTCTATGACCCCTCCGATGTATATGCGCCTCAAAGACCTGTTTGTGGCTGAGGGGCTTACCGCAGCGTTTAAGGTCCAGTGGAGGCAATGGCGCGATACCGGGAAAGACACGGACCAGTTCATCGTGTTCAGGCCTTCCGGCGGCACCAATATCACCTTCGACCTTGGCGGCGACTGGTATGTGATGGTTGATGTGATCTCCTCGAAGGCCAATCCCGATGCTGCTGACGCCGCGGTAAACGCCATTGTCGAGTACATCAGCGCGCAATCCGGCGCCGATGATTGCGTTGGCGCGCTGCGGCTTGTCGGTAATGTCCCGGCGCCGATCCCCACCGAAGAGGGCAGATTAGTAACCCGGCTACTCGTCTCCTGCACATACGGCGAATAATCGTCAGAATCACCCATCAGGCTGCCATATGGCGGCCTTTTTTAATTGAGAGGCATACATGCAAGGCTGCGCTAATGACACCGGCAAGCTGATTGGTAAGGTGGCCGTGCTCCGCATGGCTTTTGGCTGTGCTGATACGGTTCCTGCGCTTTCAGAATGGAAGCGACTCGGCGCCATGACCACCAAGGGCTTTGACTACTCCATGAATACCGTCACCTCTGAGGCTGACGATACGAAAGGTCTGGTTGAGAATCTGGTCAACAACATGGACTTCACCATCTCAGGAGAAGGTGAGTTTCGCAAGAAAGACAAGACGACGGAAATCGGTGCTATTGCCATCTCGAAATATATTTTCGATGAAGTGCAGGCCGGCCGTCAGCCGACAGTCTGGGTCCGCTTCGACTTCACTGGTGAAGACGCTGGCACTTATATCATGGGCTACTTTAACACCACCTCCTGGTCTGGTGATTTCGGCACCTCGGATATTTCCACCTTCTCCGGAGAGTGGAAAGTAGCTGATGCAGACACCGTGGTATTTGAGGTCGCCCCGCCGGCGCTGGCGTTCACCACCAACCTGCCGACGACCAAGAGCGTGGCGGCCGGATCGGCTCTGAATATGTCGGTCGTGGTTGAGGGTGGCACTTCGCCTTATACCTACGTCTGGAAGAAAGACGGCACGGTTGTCAGCGGGCAAACAACGGCGACCTTCAACAAGGCCAGCGCTGCTTCCGGTGATGCCGGGGTTTATACCTGTGAAGTCACTGATTCCTCCGCGACACCAGTCAAGATCACGTCTGCATCCTGCACGGTCACTATCAGTTAACCGCCAGGCCATTTCGTGAATAGTACAAAGGGCGTTCTGCGCCCTTGATACTGTTTATGGAGCGACTATGACCCCGATTAAAGAATTAGGCGAATGCGTTATCGGTACCGGTGACCGGGAATTCTTTTTCCGGCCGTCGTTTCGCAACATGTCGCGAATCGGTGAGCCCGAGGAGATTGTTCAGGCGTTCTATGACCTGTGCAATGACGAGACGACACCATTCGCACAGCGCGCAGCCGAGGCTTATATCAGCGATGAGTACAGCCGCCTTCCTGATTGCGTCCTGCGGTTTATGCAAAGCGGCCTCCTGTCACGCAAAGCGGTCATGGCCGCGCATACGGTACTGACAGCCTGCTGTGACGACGATATCGGCGATCTGGTTGGCTGGATGAAGCCGGGGAAATCACGCAAGCGTGGCTTCGTCTGGCGCCCGGGCAGCATGCCGCCGGAAAGTATGGTCATCGTCGCGCAAAGCCTGATGATGCACGGCATCATCGGCAAAGCGAAGGTGCGTAAGCTGCAGCGTTACGAAACGAACGAGACAACCGCAGAATTCCGCGCAGCCGACTACATCATGGCGGCCCGCAACCATTTCGGCATAAGCCGGGAAGAGGCCGAGAACCTCACGATGACAGAGTTCGCCATGATGATTAACGCCAAATACCCAAATCAGAACGGCTTCACGCGCGAAGAATACGACACGGTCATGGACGAAGACGATCGCCGCTGGCAGGCGATGATGGAGCAGGAGCATTCCAGGACAAACCCCAAGAAGAATTAACCTCAGCACTAACCGAATATCAGCCTCGCATCCGCGGGGCTTTTTTGTATCCGTTTGTTCGTGAACGGCTAATGCCGACTCACTTCTGACGCGCCTCGCACGCGCATTTAACACAGAACCTTTCAGGATGACCCTTGAGGATGCCGGCTGGCTGTCGGTGCCTTCTGTGGGCCGGTTTCCTGTGCGACAAGGTTCATCACTAAAAGGTAAGCCGATATGAAATATCCAACCGTATCAGTAAACGGCGTCTCCGTTCGCGTAGATGGCGCAGGTCGCTACAACCTGAACGATCTACATGCTGCGGCTGTGGCTGAAGGCAAAGCCACCGAATCACAGCGACCCGGTGAATTCCTTAAAACAAAGCAAGTAAGGCGGTTTGTGCAGGCCCTGAGCGATGCGAAGAAAATCGCATCGGTGTTAACCATCAAAGGTGGACCGCTTCAGGGGTCATGGGGGCTCGAATTAATTGCCATCCGTTATGCTGCGTGGCTTAACCCCTTATTCGAGATAAAGGTATACGAGACATTCCAGATGCTAATCCGTCATGGCATTGACGCTATGTCACGGCTGAACAAAATCGACCATATCATCAACACTGAAACCAAAGCGATTAGCCAGTGTGCTAGCCAGATGGCGAAATGGGGAGTCGGCGGACGTAAGCAGCTACTGCACGCAGCGCGGGAACGGGCCGCCGATGAAGTTCAGTTGTACTTGCCCGGCATTGTTTAGCCCTTTTTAAGTGAACTGCTGCGGGTTTTGTCGTTCTCTCTGGATATAAGATCAGTTCATGGGAAAACTCGCAGCATGCTAGATTGCCTAAAGGCATTAATTATTGGTGATCTGGCGTGGACGATGAAAAATCAAGACAAAGAGAATTAGAACTGACGCTTCAAAGACGCTTAGAGAAGGTAACTCCGGACTTACTTTCTGAATTTTTATTCAAGCGGGGCATAGAGGTGTTCAGGTGCCTTTTGTGCGGAAGTGAGGATATTGGCATCCCTCAATGCAATGTGCATCAGTCAGGGCCTGACGGTGCGTCGTCACGATCTTTTGTCGATTACATAAAGTTAGATGCGGGTGGTCCTAGGTTTTCTCTCATGCACTACCAGTATCGGATCATTTGCCGAAACTGTGGATTTACGCATCATGTCGCTGTTTGGCCAGTATTAAAATGGATTGAGGATGGTGATAACGATGCCAAGTAGAGAAAGGGATCCTGATGTTTCATATATGGCTGACTACCCAAGATTCAATGGTCGCGGTGGTGGTGGCGGAGGTGGTGACATGCATGACAGGCTTACCCGTATTGAGACGGTTGCTGAAAACCAGGAGAAGCTAATTAGCGATACAAGAGCTGATTTGCGTGGCATTCGGTCTGACATGAAGTCCATGGAAAACAGGATTGTTGACAAAATGGACGAAAATCAGAAGTGGCTGGTTGGCCTTTTGGTATCGGCAATACTGGTGCCTTTGTTCATCGCGTTGGTTACTAAGTAGCGCTGCGGCGGGTTTTGTCGTATCGCTTCCCCTCTGCTACGATTGCCGCATCATTTACTGATGGGGATAGGGATATGCGAATTTTTATTGCACTTAGCCTTTTAATGGTCTCAGGCGCAGCCGTGGCTAGTGAAAAGTTAGTATGTGAGTATGCAGTGGGGGCGTTGTCTACACCGCCAAATCTGCTCACTAAAGGTAATGCGAATGTGATATTCGATGGAAAATCCTTTACGGCATATAGGCTGGATGGTTCTTTTGTTGTAACCCCACCATTGACTGAAAAGAAGGATGGGATGATTTTTGTTGATGATAAAACAAAGGTCTTTGCTGCCAGTCTGGACAGATCTAACTTTGCAGTGTCTGACAGAATAAAAAAAACCACAGAGCAGTGGGCTAAATGTTCGGGCGGGAGTTCTTACAGCAATGAAAGAGATCAAATATCAGGCTCACCGGTAAGCACGTCTGAAATTGAAAAGATAAAAAGATTGCCCGGCATTGCTGAATTACATTGTTCTAACTTTATTGATAAAAGATACTCTCAATCCAAAAATATATTCTATAAAATAAAACCCAGTATATTCGCTAAAATGCCGTTAGTTTCTGGTGGGGATATTACCTGTGAGGTGTCAAGTAATATATGGAACTGGAATGAAACAAATGTAATGGCAGTAGAGCATGGTCTTATTGATCGCATACCTTATACATTATATCACTCAGACGGTTCAGGGAATGTTGGCGTGGCAGATCAGGCGTGGTCGTTCGGGTGCGTAAAAGATTCAATGACGGATAAAAAACAATGCGAGATAACCAATGAAAGCATTAGGATAATTAAAAAGGAAAAAGGATACTCAGCTATTGTAGGTAATGAGCATTTCCCAGGGCGAAGTGCATATATAAGAGTTGGGCAAGGTAAGCCCATTGCCTCCGGCGATAATGGCTACTTTCCGAATGTCACAGGAATTGTCGGCAGCATCAATGGCGGTACAAAGTTGCTCACAAGGTATACCAAATGGCCTTATGATTATGTTGTTGATACTGAGGTTAATACAATTGGATTTGAGCAAGCAAATTTTCTTTTAGGTAAGACATTGTCAGTATACTAAGAGCTAATATGTAATTAACTTAGAACCTCGAACCGGCGGGGTTTTTTTATTGTCCGGAGAAAGATATGGCAGAGAACGCTGGCGGCATTTATTACGACATTGAGATGGACATACAGGGCCTTCTTGTAGCCCAGCAGCGCGTTAACCAGCGTCTTGATCTGATGGAGCGCGGATTCGATGGTACAACACGAGCCGTGAATAACACTGAGCGTTCTATGTCTAGCCTGTCAGGCGTAGCCGTTGCTTTGGCCGCTGCTCTTTCTGTAAAGCAAGTTTCCGAATATGCAGATGCCTGGGCAACTGTAAATAACAAGCTGGCTAACTCACTGCGGCCTAACGAGCAACTTGCTGATGTAACAGAACGCGTATTCAACATTACACAGCAAACGAGAGGCAGTTTAGATGCCACAGCATCGTTGTATGCACGACTGGAAAGAGCGACAAGGCAGTACGGGACCAGCGCAGATGATCTGGCGAAGTTAACCACAATTATAAACCAAGGGTTCGTTGTATCAGGTGCCACGGCGCAAGAGGCCGAGAACGCGATCATTCAGTTGTCGCAGGGCCTTGCCTCTGGAGCTTTACGCGGCGAGGAATTCAACTCTGTAAACGAACAGGGAAACCGCCTGATTGTTGCTCTTGCTGACTCGATGGGCGTTAGCATCGGCGAAATGCGGAACATGGCTGCGCAGGGCAAGTTAACAACCGACGTGGTTGTTAATGGGCTTCTATCCCAAGGAGCAGTGATCGGAAAAGAGTTCGCCAATACAACGACGACGATCAGCCAGGCACTGCAGGTGGCTGGTAACAACGTAACTAAATTCTTTGGCGAAAACTCTACCGTTAAAACTGGTGCCGCTATTTTTAATGATGCAGTTGTGACTGCCAGTGAAAACATTGGCGTTCTGAGCGCTGCATTAACTGCTGCAGCAGCAATTATGGGAAGCCGGTATGTCGGCGCATTGACAATGTCTGCCGCCTCGCAGATTCAATCCGCCTTGGCTGCTCAACGTCAGGCGGCAGCTAACAACCAATCAGCCCAGTCTGCGTTAATCGCTGCTAACTCAGTTAAGAGAAAGGCTGTGGCTGACAAAGAGGCGGCATTATCTTCCCTGGCCTTAGCGCAGGCAGAATACAACGTAGCTAAGGGGAGCGCAGCTGAAATGCTGGCGCTGGATGCATTGGTTGCAGCCAAATCAAGAGCAAGCGCTGCGTCGTTATCTTTAGCGCGGGCAGAAACTGCACAAGCAGCCGCATCTACACGCGCAGCTGCCGCTGCACGTGCTGCCTCAGTTGGTATTGGGCTTGCTCGCGGTGCGCTTTCTTTGATTGGCGGGCCCGGTGGCGCTGCCATGCTGGCAGCATCTGCTATTTTCTACTTCTGGCAGAAGGCACAACAAGCCAGAGAAGAAGCAATCCGCTTTGCTGACAGTCTGGATAAAGTTAATGCCTCAATGAAGGCAATGAATAATACCCAGCTCAGGGGTATAATTGCCGATGCCAATAAGTCTATTCAGGCGCAAGAGGAAGATGTAAGGGATCTTGAAGATAGCATTAAGAAACTTAAAAGTGAGATTGATGACTACACCGCAAGAGGGAAGCAATTCGGAACAACAATAGAGCAAGGCAACGGATTACTAAAAATCGCATCAGATAAAACTGATGAGCTGAATCAAAAATCGCGTGATCTGGCGAACGCGCAGGATAAGTTGGCAAGAACTCAGGATACCGCAGCGGAAGCTAACAGGACCATAACAAACAACATGCTCACTTCAATGGGTGTGCATGATAGGCTGATCCAAAAGGGTTGGTCACTTGAGCAGGTGCAGAGCGCGGTTGCGAAGGCTTTCGGCAATACTGCTGATGAAATAAACCGAGCAAATCAGGCTGGACAAAACTTCAACCCCAAAGCGCTGCAGGTTTCTCCTCCTACCGCTGATGGCGACAAAGTAATTCTTAACCTCGAAGAGCAGAACGAGTTACTGAAAATTCAGGATGAACGCCAAAGAGCAGTGACAAAAGCCAGAATGCAGGCAGCGAAGGTCACTGATAACCCAAACCAGATATCAAGGGCTGGCGATCTGGCCGGAGAAAACTACGACCTTCAGAAAGCAGAAGAAGCCCGCCAGGAGGCTCAGAGAAAGGGAGAACAGCAAGATAAACGTTCAGCTTCAGCCACAGAATCAGTAGCCCAAAAACTTGAAAATCTGCGCCAGCAATCAGAACTTGCTGCTGGATCAACACAGGAACTGAGCCGGGAGCAGGCAATCTTGCAGGCACAGCAATCGCTAGGGAAAGGTGCGACTCAGGAGCAGATAAAATTAGCAGGTGAATACAAGGCGAAAGCCTGGGATGCTGCCGCAGCAGCTAAGGGGGTAACCGAAGCGCTCAAAGCCATGCCGGAGCAGGCGGAGAATAAATCCTACACCGAATCCATGCAGAACCTGAAAGCCGCGTTGAATGCCGGGAAGATAGACCTTCAGGAGTACAACGCAGCCACTGAGCAGATGGAGCAGCAGCATCAGGCCAACCTAGCCAAAATACGCTCGCAGCAGGTGGTTAACCCCACCCAGCAGGCAATTGCTGAAGTTGACCCGGTGCAGCAGTTGGCCAACCAGCACGCGCAGGAGCTGGCGCTGATTCAGCAGTTCGAGCAGCAAGGGGTTCTCGCTCATGAGAATGCCTTGGCGCTGAAAAATGCCGCTGACCGGCAGTATGAGCAGCAGCGGATCGCAGCTCAATGGGAAATCCTCAGCCAGCAAAGCCTCGGCTATAACATGCTGACGAGTGCGGTTGATGCCTTTAGCGGGAATGCCTCCAATGCGATCACCGGTCTGCTAACCGGCACAATGTCAGCACAGGAGGCGATGCAGTCACTCGGCAATACCATCCTGAACAGCGTGATCAACAGCATCGTTCAGGTCGGCGTTGAGATGCTAAAAAACTTTATCATCGGACAGACAATCGGTGCGGCATCAACTGCTAACGGATTGCTACAGGCATCCCTGTTAACCAACGCATGGACACCGGCAGCCTATGCCGCCTCCGTGGCGACAGGTGGTGCAGCCGCAAAAGTGGGGGCCGTGGCCTATGGTTCTGGGCTGGCAACATCAATGGCTCTAAGCACTGTATCTGGTGCTCGCTACAATGGCGGACCGGTATCAGCTGGAGGCCTGTATCAGGTCGGCGAGAAAGGCAAGCCAGAGATTTACCAGGCCAGCACCGGCAAGCAGTACATGATCCCTGGCGATAACGGGAAGGTCATCAGCAATAAGGATATGAATGGCGGCCAGGTCCAGGTAAACATCCAGTTTTATGACCAGACCAGTGGCGGACAGCATTCATTCCAGGCGCAGGCGATGCAGGAGGGTAATGTGGTAACTGTGGATGCGTTCTTAAACGACCTTGACCGTGGCGGCCCGATGACCTCTGGCATCAAAGACCGGTTCGGGCTTTCTATAAAAGCCAACGGCGCTTACTAAACCAAACCCGCTCCGGCGGGTTTTTTAATGGGTGAACATAATGAAAGTAGCAATCGAAGTTAATGGCGAGGTTATCTGGTACCGCGACAGCGATAAACAGGAGGGGGTGGCGTCGTTGGGCTACTTGAAGGACGGCACACAGCAGAAAATCATTGCCGCCCTTGAAGAGGCATTATTCCAGGCGAAAGGGCAGATGCTATTGCCTGATTACGTTGATTGAATATCTGTATGTAGCGCGATGCCCGGCAGGGAGAGCCAGAACGACATTCCAGTGACCGGAGTGCGGCACCACAATGTTGGCGGGAAACTGCTTATAGAATCCGCCATAGACTTTGCAGCTTTCACCTCTCTTGTATCGGTTATAAGCAGCGTCATCCATAACAAGGACGTTGATTTGGTGGGAGCACTGAACGGAAACGATTGATCCGCCCTCCATGTAATCCCTGCTGTGCGTGTAAGACATATGACCTCTCTTGCTGTGTGTGAAAAATACACAGTATCAGCGAGACACATTTAGCAACATCCTGATAAAAGATCAGTGCCGCAGCTGCGGCATTTTTTATGCCCGGAGGAAACGTGGCAACAGTTCAATACCCTCCGTTCCTGCCACTGCCCCAGCGTGCCGATCAGAACATGAGGCAGGATACAGCCTGGCAGACGACGCAGACGGCAGTCGGTCCATTGATAATCACGCCGGTCACCACGGACCTGAAAGCGACCTGGACGCTGCAGTGGATATTCACGCTCGCGCAGGCCGAGAGATTTAAGTCGTGGCTGCGCTCGCCGACGTACTGCGACCGCGGGCGTAACTGGTTCCAGATGCCGATCGACCTGGGTGATACGCAGGGCGTTCAGCAGCAGACGCTGCATTTCGTCGATATGCCGGTGCAGACCAGCAAAAACGGCAACATTGTCACCTGGACCGCAACGGTTATCAGCAACGGTATCGAGGACATAACCGAGGACTATGACGACTGGATCGTAGAGGCCCAGCCTGGCTATGGATACTGGCTGGATTACCTGATAACCGAAGTGATGCCGAGGTCTGACTAATGCCGACATTGAGAGAGTGGAAAGAGCGGCGGCCGGCCAGCGATATCAAACAGACGGTGGAGTTTTATCATCCGGCTTTCGGCTATTACCGGGTGGTCAATAACCTGTTTCGCCCGGCGACGTTCGGCGGAAATGCCTTCGAGCCTGCGCGGTTCAGCGTGACCGAGCCGGCGCAGGACGGGACGGCAGTGATATCAATGACGATCACTTTTGTCGCCGCGACGGAGCATGTCCGGCAGACACTGAAAAGCTGGCGCGGGGCCGCCCGCATGACGCCGATAAAGTGCCTGTATCAGCAGTGGAATGCGATCGGTGATGCATCATCCCTGAAAGACTGGACGCTTTACGTGAACGACATTTCAGCCGATGCCAGCAACGTCACCGTGACCGCCGGCAAGACCAATCCGCTGACGCTGGCCAACTCCATCATTTACACCACGAAAGACTATCCCGGGCTAATTACCGTATGACACAGAGCGACTTTATCGGGCTTGTTAACGGCAAGCCCTGGGCTAATCGCGCCTGCAGTTTTGAGCAGATGGACTGCTGGGGACTCGTCGTTTTGTATTACCGGCATGTTCTCGGCCTGGAGCTGCATCACGTAGCCGGCTACGAATCGGGCGCGGATTTCATCACCTGCTACGAACAGGAGCGCGCCCACTGGCGGCGTGTGCCGGTGGCGGCCACTGGATGCATCGCCGTTTTTTACCGCGGCGAAGTGCCGGCGCATATCGGTGTGATGATCAGCCCGGTTAAGTGCCTGCATGCCCGCGGCGAATTCGGTTTCGTGCGCTGCGACAGCCCGCTGGCATTACTGAAGGTTTACAGCAGAGTGGAGTACATGGTGCATGGTTCGATATGAGTTACAGAGGTTGCCAGGCGCGCCGCTGCAGCGGGGGACGGTAGATGCCGGCACCACACTGGTGAGCCTGCTGGATTCTCTGCAGCTGCACCGCGATGTTGTCGTGAAACTGAATGGCCGAGCACTGCCGGACGATTACGACATCAGCCGGCCACTGCGATCTGGCGACGTGGTGGCTGTGTTCGACCAGCCAGAGGGCGGGGTAGGCAAACTCATCACCACGATATTGCGTCCGGTCACGAAAATCCTCTCCGGCGCGCTGAAGGTGTTCGGCCTGTCAAATAAGCCCAGCGCGTCAGTATCGGTGGCGACAGGGGAATCCCCCAATAACGACTTAACCGGCCAGACTAACCGCGCGCGGCTCTACAAGGGGCGCCCGAACATTTACGGCCAGTGCCGCGTCTTCCCTGACCTGATCCAGGAAGCGCTGTTTGAGTTCGTCGACAATAACAAACAGCTTACGGAGTGGTTCGAAGTCGGTTACGGCCGGTACACCATTTCCTCGATCCGCTACTCGGAATCGAACCTCGGCAGCCTGGCGGGAGCCAGTTCTGCGATTTATAACCCGGGTGACGTGATCGGCACGATTGAGGTGGGGTATCAGTTCGATGACGTCGATAACGAAACTGTCCCCGGCCTGAACGAAAGCCAGGACTTCCCGGCTCAGACCGCTACCACGACGGCGCCGACATCAGTGGCGATCGAGAGTAATCAGCTCAAAGCCATGGTGCTGTCGAACGATGACAACTTTGCCTACTTCGCTGCGCTGGCGGTGCCACACCCCGTGTCATTCGTCATTAATGCTACCTGGAACGACGGCGGAACAAGCGTCACACGGAACGTCACCGGCGCCGGGAATATCATCTCCTCTGAGAGCTTTATCGGCGACGATACGCTTTCTTACACGACATTCTATATTGGCGAGCTATCCGGAGAGATTACGTCTCTGCCGGGCAATGCGGTTATCAATGCGACGCTGTTCACGCTGAATGACCAGACCCCTCTGGTTATCGGACCGTCAGTGTCGCCGATCGTCTCCACTCAGGTCTGGGTGCATGTGCTGGTCCAGCTCGGCGCGACGGCTGGCACAACGCAATACCGGATCAAGTTCTGGCAGGTCGACGACGACAACAATCAGGTGCCGGGTACATCCGAGCAGCACGATTACTTCTTCGATAACGACTTCCAGGTGACGACCCGGTATTTCCGCACAACGCACAAGTTTGTCCCGGCAGCCGGAGCGGGGCGCTATGCGGTCACCATCGAGCGTCTCGACAACAGCAATGACGCTAACGTTGTAACTTTGATGGCGATCCACGCGGTGAACGTGCGCGAAAACGTCGTGTATCCGGAAGACACGATTGCCCGCATCACGATTAAAGGGTCGAATGACAGCAACAGCAACCGTGAGCAGAAGTACAACATGCTGGCGCAGCGGCATACCATCAGCTACGACCGGACTACCGGCGCGGTCGATTACACGCTGCGGCCGAGTCGTTCGTTTGCTGACGCTATCCTGCATGAGTGGGTTGTTGTAAGTAAGCAGGACGTTGGCAGTATTGACGTCGCAGCTCTGTATGCCATTGCTGATTCGCTGTCGGATGCCCAGCTTGGGTATTTCGATTACACCTTCTCGGATGAGAAGCAGCCTCTTGGTGAGCGCATAGCGACGATCGCCAATGTGGCCCGCGTTGACGGCAATAATATCGGCGATGTGCTGACGTTCTGGCGTGATGAGAAAGTGACAAATCCCGATGCGGTTTTTGCGCGCTCAAACATGTTCTGGGACGAGTACAAAGTCGCCTGGCAAATGTCTCTCCCCGGTGGTTACGACGGCGTGGCGCTGGATTACGTCGACCCGCTGACGAACAAGAAGGCGTACATCTACCTGCAGATCGACAGTAGCGGAATCACTGAGGTTGAGGACGCCACGGTTAATGCGATGCAGATCAGCCTGGACGGCTGCCGCAACGCCACTCAGGCAACCGATCGGGCCTGGCTTGAGGCGAGGAAAATCCTTTACTCACGCCTGACCATGACAGTGAAAGTGCTGGAGTCGACGCAGGTGGTGCGAGGTACGGTGGTTCAGTGTCCGGACATGTACGACAACGCGCAGCAGACTGGATACATCACCGGACGCTCCGGGGACGTGTTCTCGACGTCAGAGCGTATCGACTTTTCTCTCGGCGATATGTGGGTGGTGATGACCGACAGCCTCGGAAATTACCGCGGGCGCTGGCGGGCCTATCCGGTAAGCGGCAAGCCCAAAGCATTTCAGGCTGCAGCCGATACCTTCGATCTGAACATTTATGACCGCGAAAATGTGCAAAACCCCAGCCGTTATTTCATTGCTACCGACTCGGAACTGAACTCCACAATCTGGCGCGTCGATAGCGCTAAACCCAACGGTGACGATACTCAAACCCTCTCACTCACTGAGTATTCAGACTCGATTTATCCGTAACACAGCAGTAATTACCAACCTTCGCGCACACCATCAGATTCACTTTTGAGGGTTTCGTGCGCCTTTTCTATAGGGCGACATGCACAATGGCACAAGTACCATTACCCACTCCGACAGATAATCAGGTACCCAGCACAGATATTCGTGATGCAGTTTATGCCGGGGCGATGCTGGACAAGGCGATGACAACCACGACGGACATGACTTATGAAGATCGTCTTGGTAATGAGCACAAAACCTGGCATGCCATAGAGCAGGGATTTGATGACATCGTTGCATCTCTTGATACCGCGAGTTTTACTTTTCCTGATGAAGAAAGTGGCCTCGCTGGCACAACTGATGGGCAGTATTTCCGAGTCCCACAGGGGGAGGGAGCTGAACTGGCTTTTATCTACTATCGGAACAATGCAGGAGTCGCACAGATTGTCGCGACGACAGCATCGGGCGAGATAGCCAAACTGGTCAAAGCATCAAGCGACGGTAACCTGGTTGTAATAAGCGATATTGATGGCGTTGCCATAGAGGTGAAGGATGATTTCGGTGGTATTAATATCCCCGGCATTCCTGCGCCAGTTCAGGACATATTACAGCAGGTTAAGAAAGATGCATCACCGGCAATTCTCCGCCTGACCGATGCAGAAAATGCCGCTTTTGCCTCAGTGGATGAATACGGGCATTTGCGACTACCGGGAATGCCAGAGAGTATGCAGGAGCAGCTCGCCGCCTTAAAAAAACGCATGGAAGAGAGCCGTAAGAAAGGTATGATTTTGGATGTGCGGGATTGTGGCTTCAATGCGAAAACAGGGCAGGATGCCCATCGCCCACTACAACGTGGTTATAACTGGTTATCGGCAAACGGCGGCGGCTATTTATATGCGCCGCCAGCTTACTACAAGATGCCCATTCCGGTAGTTCCCAAGTCTGGCGTTTCACTTGTCGGTGGCGGGCAGGAAAGCACGATATTTTTACCAATGGGATATCTGCCTGCGTTTCAGTATCGGGGGAAACCAACCGAGGCATCGACGGAAGTTTACGTCGAAAATATCCAGTTCTGTGATTTTACCGTTGATGGTGAAAACCAGCAGTTGCACCCGGAGCGCGGTTACATACCGGATATCAAGGGCATATTCCTGCAATATTATCGCAATGCCTACTTTGATCGCCTGACTGTCAGAAATACCGGGGCGACCGGTTTCGGTGTGGATATGCCTGATAAGGTTTTCGTCGCCAACTTTATCGTTGAAAACTGCGGAAGGCTGGCTCAGGTAGGCGACTTGGGAGCGTCGGGGTTCGGCCTGGGTACTAGCTTCATGAGCAGCGAACCGATTTTCCTGTCAAAAATCGTGGGGCGCGGGAATAAAAATTACGGCATCTTCTTTGAGCCACAACGCAGCGTCGGTACTGCGCAGGATGCGATTGTTTCTGATGCTACATTTTCCGGCAACTATGCGGGCATGGCTGACTGCGGCATTGAGGGACTGATAGCTTCAAATATCAACCTACGAGGAAATCAGTATGGATTTATGGCTGATACTGGCACCAACAACGGCGGGCGTCCAGGCCATCGCGGTAAGCTGATTAATTTGATTGTCAAAGACAATGCAAAACACGGTATGTATTTTGTCTCGGCTAAAGATGAGAACCTCATCGGTGAGTACGCTATTATTGGAGCGCATATTTTTGGTAATGGTGAAGACGGTATTAATTTCAAGTACGCGAACAATCGGACAAATTCCGGTTTGCGTGTATCAGATTGCGATATTAATAGTAACGGTCGTCATGGTTTACATTTCGAATCAGGCCCAGTGGTTAACGCCCATGTGACAAATACCCGATTCTGGAATAACGGGAAACAGACTGCTGGTAATGGCATTAACAGCAGTGCGAGCGTGAAGAAAAGCCGATTCTCGATGAATAGCTATTACGATTTGCAGTCTACACCAACGCAGCAATACCCCGTATCAATCAGTGGGGATATGGAGGATCTCGATATTTCCTTCAACCACGGAGCAGGGAATGTGCATAATTCACTTAACCTGACCGGGAATAAAACCCGCGTCACCACACTTTCAAATCCGGGAATCGAATAATGGCGACCATTGTAAAAAGTAATATGAAAATTAAAGGTAATATTAAGTTACCTCCTGTAAATGCCCCCCTTCCAGAGGGGGCTAATCTCTTCTCAGACTTTGCAGGCTCTCGTCATGTAATCAAACATGCCAGCGGTAATGTTATTCGCTCAACTAAACTTACGGATATTCTCTCATTCTCGCGAGCAAGTACCGCAACTCGGGTTGCTGAAAGCGGATTGCTGGAGTACCTCCAGGCGAATGAGCCAGCTATTGATTATCACCCCCTTTCCGGGAAGTGCCTGGGTTTGCGGATTGAACGGGGTACGTCGAATCGCCTCGCATGGAGTCAGGACTTTACTAAAACCGCTACCTGGGCTGCATCTGGTGTTTCTCTCACACCATCAGCCGCTGTCGCACCGGATGGTAACCTTACGGCAACGAAAATGATTGAGGCCACCGATACCGTAGCAGCAATACGAAAACTGGCAGCAACGACAACAGCGGAGGGGACTAAAAGTAATCCCTTCGCCTTTAGCATTTTTGCGAAAGCGAATACCGCTAACGTGCTCCAGCTTTCAGCTGTAGGCGCATTCCCTGAGCCGACCTTTGTTAACTTTGATCTGAAAAATGGCCGGCTCGGGAAAACCTCGACAGGATCAACCACAAGAGGTTTATTGCAGGCATCAATCGAACCATTCCGCAACGGCTGGTATCGTTGCTCAATTGTCATCATCCCGTATAGCGCCATGAATCCGGAATTTACGCTGGCGTTGGTTGATAACGATACCAGCGCCGGGCCGATGCCTTCGTATTTGCCTGCAACACCTAAATCGGTATTTATCTGGGGGGCGCAAGCTGAGTTTTCCGATGGGACATCATCCTACATCCCAACTAACGGCGCAGAGGCTCAGCGGTCGAATGATATCTGCACCACGCCGACTGTGGCATCGTTTGTGACTGCCGCAGCTGGTACGGTCTTGGTTTCGGTTGCGTTTCCTCACAGTATCATGGCTCTCACCGAGACCTACGGATCGCTGTCCTGTGCTGCCGTAATTGATAATTCTGTCGTAGGCCCGCATGTGCGATTCGCGTACCGAAATGCGAACGTTGACGGCAATTATGGTGCAGTGCTCGGCGTGGTTCCTGACGCGACAGGAACGGCGCAGAATCTGGAAATTCCCAGCATGGCTCCCGTACCTGACAGCGAGCAGTCGTGCATTTTTTCGTTCGACGCGACTGCGCTGAATTCCAGACTGTTTGACGGGTATAACTGGTATGAGCGCAGTTTGACAGGAGCACCGCCAGCCCTGAATCGCCTGTGTATCGGCCGGGGATATCTGGATTCCAGCAACTACCTGAAGGGATACATTAAAAAGATCATTTACTGGCCTACAGCTTTGTCTGAGAGCGAGATGGAAGAAGTTCTCTCGTATCAGTAGATTAATTCTGTCCTGAAAATTGATAGGCGCAACCTCTCTTGATCCGCCTCCCCGATAAAACTACTGTATGCGTATACAGTATTTAATCGGGAGGCAATCATGCTCCGTCAATCAGACATCCGCGAGGCATTTGCCGCCTCAATCGCTATCAATCCCAAAGGGTATCGTTATTTATGCACCAGGGATTTTGTCTGTGAACTGCAAAGCCGAGGGATACATTTCTCGGGCCGTGAGGCCAATGCCTGGATAGAGCGCAATCAGGAGTATTTCGTCGACAAAACGACAGATGAAAGCGAAAACCGCTTGTGGATGCTTCGCAACATGGGGAGGGTGATCTAATGGGCTTTCCTTCGCCGGCGTCAGACTACGTTGAGCAGCGTCTGTCTGTTAACACGATCTGCAATGTCGGTCCAAATACGCTCCTCTTCGAGCGGTCTGGCGGTTACGTTGTGCTGGATATCTCTCTGAAGCCATCGCAAGGTAGTCAGGTTCTAATCCAGCACGCCGGCGGGACGGAGCTTGCCACGCTGAGAGGAAGGTCACTGATTGCCGAAGATGGTGGGGCGATTGAGGGTGAAGCCCTGGACGATGTAACTGTTATCGGGGTCGTGACGTTTACTATCTGCGATGTGCGCCAGGACAATGCTGTTGTTTAGTTGCTGTAGATGAGTGGAAGAGCACGTGGCTGCTGTGTCGTAGATGTGGCGTGACAGGAATGCACGATAAAGACAGGGATGTATTCAAACGACACGAAACGACACAAAACCGGATGCGAACGCGGAAAACATGTGTGATTACAGTGTGTTATTTAACGCTCTACTTTCTTCTAAGCCGTAGGTCACAGGTTCGAATCCTGTAGGGCGTGCCATTTAATAATCAATCACTTATCAACTTCCTCCAGTCGCTGATTTTTCCTTGTGGGACATATTTGGGACATCTTCTGCAAAAATTTGCAAAAATTGAGTCAATTTGACGTGCGTGCTCAGTTAAATGGTTAGGTGCCAGGTGAGCATATCGACGGACCATTTCGATGATTCTAATGTCTTGTAGTATCTGTCGGACGATGGCCAGTCAGAGTACAGCATTACTGCTCTGTAATATCGAACAGAATGGTTAATGCTGGTTATAGCTGAGTGCAGAATAAGCGCTCTGCAGGAATGTGAAAATATGTTGCCGGTAACAGGCTAATAGTCATTATAGCTTTAGGTTCTGTCTGACTGGGTTAAATATCGCATTTTAAGCTGGCGTGAAGTACAGTTGTTATAGATCAATATTGAACACTATTTGAAAGCATACCCTCGATGTTCATCCACTGCCTGGAAAGATCCGAATGAACATCAAATTCGTCGCCATCTCCGTATTCGCTGTTGTGTGCGTCTTTGCATCAGATATTTCCATCGCCAAATCGAATTCCTTAAGCGATGATCAGGTCAGTCAAAGGATTATTGATGATTCTGTCGCATCCTACCCCGGTACTTGTGCCTGTCCCTTCAATACCGCCCGGAACGGCAGCTCGTGCGGTGGCCGCAGTGCCTGGAGCAAAGCTGGTGGGTACTCACCTATTTGCTACAAGAAAGAGGTAACAAAGGAGATGGTTAAGGCGTGGCGACAAGAGAATCAATGATAACGATCAATATCTGAACCAGGTGATTACTTACACTGGAATAGTAGTTTAAATAATATTAAATGATTATTTCGAATACTGCAGCCCATTTGCAGTAAGCACTGTTCTGGTAGAGGCGGCAGAGGCCACGGCGTATATCTTTTTACCTTGTGATATTTGAACCCAGCAAATCTATTTCCCCTGCCTGATAGACTTAGTGTCACCGTATCCTGTTACTAAGAGCACGGGGCTACCTACTCATAAGACACTTCCTCTTCTTACGAGGAAACCGGTTCAGCGTGTTGTGTGTGGAGACAGTACCCATCAACTCAAACTGATAACAAAAAGTTTAATTTTTTTCCCCGCCGCGCTGACTATAGTTAGGGCACTTTCACTTGCCCAATAAGGTTACGATTATGAAATTAGTTATCGCCTCCGTAATTTCTCTACTCAGCTTCAGCGCGCTGGCGGCGCCAGAGGGGACGCTCAGCGTACACATTCTTAATCAGCAAACCGGGCTCCCTTCACCGGGGGTGCAGATTGAGCTGGATAAACAGCAGGGGGAGAGCTGGCAGCATATCGCCACCGGTAAAACGGATGCCGATGGGCGGATTAAATCGCTCTATCCGCAGGCGGAGAATATGGAGCCGGGGGTGTATAAAGTGACGTTTAAAACCGGTGACTATTTTAAAAGCCAAAATATGAATACGTTCTTCCCGGTGATTCCGGTTATTTTCAATGTCACAAAGCAAAATCAAAAACTGCATATCCCGCTGCTGCTCAGTCAGTACGGATACTCTACCTACCGCGGCAGCTGATGACCCAAGCCGCTATCCAGCCAACGCCTGCGCGGCTTCCGCAGGCGTCACACTTTTCTCGCACCACGATGTCCACGCCTAACGCTCGGTCTCTTTCTCTTTAAAGTGTTTAACAGCTTCGTCGTACATCGCCAGCAGGCCGGAAATTTCGCCTTCATATTGCGGCACGCGCTGGGCGCGAACGAGCTCAATCAGCAGCGCATAGGCTGCTTCTTCCGGGGCCGCATGTGGATTAATAAGTCCAGACAT